GGGCCGCAGCACCGCCGCGCGCACGCCGATGTAGCGCAGCAACGTCTGACGGATCGGGTCGGGCATCTCCACCTCGGTGAAGCGCTGCTCGAGGCTACGGGCCCACCGCCGGCGTTTCGGCGCGGTGTCGATGACCGCGGTCTCGAACAACAGCTGCCGCAGGCTGGCCAGCCGCCCCCTGTATGCCCGCCGCGACGATGGCGGCACCACGGTACGTGACAGCGCGGCGTCGAAGTCGTCGAGCGCGTCGCCGGTCAGGTCGGCGACCATTCCGCCGTGGTGTGCCAGCACTACCGCCAGACATTCGCCGAGGACCGTCTCGACCCAGGAACTCCTCCAGCCCAACCGAATTCCCGCATTCCGCAACGCGGCGAATCCGCTCGGATCCCGGTCCTCCACTGCGCGGCCCAGCCCGGTCAACTGTTTGACCGCGGCCAGCTCGACGTCCAGCCGTAACCGGCCGGTGCCGATCGTGTGACAGATCAGCGGCCACGCCCCGGTGTCCCGTATCTCGGCGATCCGCTCGGCTGCCGGCAGCGTCATCCAGGCGTGCAGGTCGCGGTGGCGTGCGGTGAAGTCGCGAGCGATCCGAATCCGGTCGCGTACCGCCCGCCCGCTCAAACCCAGGGTGGCGACGTGGTCGAGATAATCCGCCACCACCTCGTCGGCGCCTACGGGTTGGCCGACCAACACCGTGGTCACTGCCGGGCTCCGGCCAACGTCGCACGAGCAGCACCGTATTCGGCGGCGAGCTGCTCGATCGACAAATGCACGTAGCGGGCCGTGGTCTCCGGCGAGACATGCCCCATCAACGCCCGCAACGCCAGCAGATCGATTCCGGCCGCCGACAATTCGGTGCCGTAGGTATGCCGTAAACGGTGCGGCGGACTCTTGTGGCGCCAGAGGTCTCCCGGTGCCGACGGAACAGGCTGCGCAGCCCGGCCTCGCTGACCGGTGCACCGGTCGTCGGCCGCGCAGCACTACGAAGCACTGCGGCGTCGCCAACCCCGGCGGCCGCTCCCATCGCAGGTAGGCGGCGAGCTCGGTGAAGAACGCCGCATCGACCGGGACATGACGTTCCTTGCCGCCCTTGCCGATCACCCGAAGCCGGCGCCGGCCCATATCGACGTCGGCGAGCAGCAGGCCACGCGCCTCGGCCGAACGCAGCCCTCCGAGTAGCATCACCAGCACCATCGCCCGGTCCCGGTGCGTTGCCAGTGTCGCCAGGAACGCGTCGACATCGTTGGTGGACAACGATTCCGGAAGACGCTGCGGCTGACGCACCAACCTACCGCCACTGCGTGCACGCCCGGGACCCAGATGACCGAGCAACCCCCGCTGCGACTGGCGCAGCCCCTGTCCCCGCCGCGGCGACGGCACCGGATTGTCGGTGCAGACACCGGTCATCACCAGATACTCGAATAACGCGCGCACTGCCGCGACCCGGCGGTTCACCGTCGAAGCTGCCGGCGGGGTCGACGAGCGGTGACCGCCGGTGGGCTGGTCCGTTCGGCGGACGCCTTGCCAGTCGATCCAGTCGAACACCAACGGCGCATCGACCGCGGCGAGCCCGACCGCTTGCTGGACGAGGAACCGGCTCAAATTGGCGACGTCGAATGCGTAGGCCCGCACCGTGGCCGCGCTGAACCCCCGTCCCGCCAAATGGTTGAGAAACGCGTTCACCGCGTCCTGCCCGTCCCAGTCGCCCTCCAGGACATATCCGCTGTCGCTCTTGAGTACCCGCATCGCCGCTCCGCCTTCCCCCACCGAGATGCAGACAGCATCCATCCGTGCTCAGCGCTTGTGCGTGAACCTCACGCTGCAGCCCGAACCGTGTCCCCGGAGAGCCGGTTAACGGATAGTGGGTTGTTGGACCAGATCTGCCGCCAAATTTGTTTGGGGAAGGCGGTGAAGGCGAGCAGGTCGGCGCGGGCGTCTTCGAGGTGGTCGGCGACCTTGGGGAGCTTGTCGGCCAGTGCGTCGATGATGCGGTCATATTGGGCTGCAACGGAACCGGCGTCAGGTTGATCGAAGACCGAATGCAGTAGTGTGCGTACCCACGGCCACGATGATTTCGGAGTGATGGCCATCAGGTTGGTGGCGTAGTGGGTGCGACACCGTTGCCACGATGCCCCAGGCAGGGTGGCGCCGATCGCGGCCACCAGACCGGCGTGGGCGTCGGAAGTGACCAGACGGACCCCTGATAGGCCGCGGGCGGTCAGCGACCGCAGGAAGGTCAGCCAGCCGGCCCCGTCCTCGGCGGTGGTGACGTCGATGCCCAGGATTTCGCGGTAGCCCTCGGCGTTGACCCCGGTGGCGATCAGCGCGTGCACGTTGACCACCCGGCCTGCTTCGCGAACCTTGAGCACCAGGGCGTCAGCAGCCATGAACGTGTACGGGCCTGCATCCAGTGGCCGGGTCCGGAACGCCTCGACCGCGGCGTCGAGCTCTTTGGCCATCACGCTGACCTGGGACTTCGACAAGCTGGTGATGCCCAGAGTCTCGACGAGTTTGTCCATCCGCCGCGTCGAAACGCCCAGCAGGTAGCAGGTAGCCACCACCGTGGTCAGGGCCCGCTCGGCGCGTTTGCGCCGTTCCAGCAGCCAGTCCGGGAAGTACGAACCTTGCCTTAGCTTGGGAATCGCCAGATCCAATGTGCCTGCGCGGGTGTCAAACTCGCGGTGCCGATACCCGTTGCGGGAATTGGTGCGCTCGCTGCTGCGCTGGCCGTAGCCGGCACCGCACACCGCGTCGGCTTCGGCGCCCATCAGGGCGTGAATGAAGGCGGCCAACAACTCGCGCAGCACATCAGGGTGCGTGGTGGTGAGTCGTTCGGCCAGCACGGCAGACAGGTCGATATCGTGGGCAATGGTCATCGCGTTGATTCCTTTGCTCGAGTGACTTTGGTCGGTCCCTCGAAGAATCACGCGATGACCTTCATTCATCCGGCTACGACACGCCGGTCATCACCGGCTCGTACACCACTCTGCTGGACGCAACTAGGTACTGGAATCGATAGCCTTTGGCACCGTGGTCTAGTACGGCCACCGGCGTAATTTAAGCGTCGCCGCCGGTTCCGCCATGCGACAGCGAAGCGTCGCGTGGCCATTGACGTCCGCGATAACAGCAATTCAGGCGAGGACATCGAGCAACCTCTCTCGATTAATCTTGACGAGTTCGACCGTGAAACGGTGCGCAGTCTCCGTCATCCCTGGGGCAGAAGCAAATAGGTCCTCAACGGTCCGCCGTTCAAGCGACAGTATCCGTTCACGCCAGTACTCGCGGGTGCTCGGTCCACAGAGTCTGATGGCGTCGCCTGCCAGGTCCACGAGTGTCTGCCAACGCGTGCCCTTGCGATGCTCAAATCGGCTCGCGTGCCCACGTTCTGCCCATTTCATCACTGTTCCGTCGCGTAAGTGCTCGGCGCGCAGTTCGTCGCTCAACGTAAAGCCGAGGCTAGCTGCGTGGTCGAAAGAGGGCTCGGATACGTCCGGCGGCGGCACAAGGACGGCCCAGTTGCGGTCGTGGCGATCTCCATGCGCGATCAACGCGTCAAACAGGAGATATCCTGCGAACGCATCGAAAGCCCGAAACGACGTAGGCATCGATGAGCCTGGCGGTGATCCAAACCGTGTGAGTGCCTGCCTGATAGAGCCGACATTGTATCCGCGCGCTTCAGGATCAGTCGGGTCGTAATCGATAACCACCTCTGGCATTAGCGCCTGCCCTGCCTGCAATTCCCACTCTGGCAATCGCACGTCTTCAACCAATGCGCCACGCACCCCGCCCCGAGTGGCTAGTTCGACCGTGGCCGCCGGCACTCCGACCAGCCGAGCCATCTCGCTTCCGAGCTTCTCCACAGTGTCTTCCCCGAGGGAACGATCGCGCTCTGGCCGTGCGGGTTTGAACAGCCAGGTACGCTCTCTCGACGGATGTTTGAGCCAGTCGTGCGGATGCTGGCCCTGGCTCTCGAGGCCAGCGACAGCCCAGTCGTCGGCAGCCACGACTGACCAGCGAACGGGCACGACGCAATTGTGCCTCGCAGGTGCTAGTGCAATCGCCACTGGCCACGCGCATGTCGCGTAGGGCTCCGCTCGAAGACAGCGGAGAGTCGAGGGGGACGGATCCGATACAGAGTTGGCAGCGACGGCACCTCGTTTTTGGCCCCATATTGGCCCCATCGCCGAGTCCGAATCGGTGATGACGAGTTCGTAGACAGAGCGAAAAGGGGCGCTGAAATGCACAGATACTTGGTGGCCAGGGGCGGGATCGAACCGCCGACCTTCCGCTTTTCAGGCGGACGCTCGTACCGACTGAGCTACCTGGCCGGAAGGCAGCGAGTGCCTCGCCGCGCTGGCGACCCTGACGGGACTCGAACCCGCGACCTCCGCCGTGACAGGGCGGCGCGCTAACCAACTGCGCCACAGGGCCTTGCTGCTGCTCCGCGTCGCCGCGTTGCGTACCCCCTACGGGATTCGAACCCGCGCTACCGCCTTGAAAGGGCGGCGTCCTAGGCCGCTAGACGAAGGGGGCCAGAACCGAATCTCTCCGGGGTACTCGCAACGTGGTTTCGTTGGGAGCCACGTCAGCTTAGGTCACCGTGGGCCCAATCCTCAAACGAGCCCGGTTTTGGGTCCAAGTATCCTGAAACTCCGCGGCCCCTATAGCTCAGTTGGTAGAGCTACGGACTTTTAATCCGCAGGTCCCAGGTTCGAGCCCTGGTGGGGGCACTGGCTTTACCCCCGTCGTTAGGGTCCGGCGGTTCGAGCTCCACTTCGGGCAGCAAGTCCGTGATCGGGACCTCGAGCCACGCCGCCACCGCGGCGAGGTCAACTGCCGACCAGACGGTCTTGCCGCGTAGACGGTTCGATACCGAGCCTTGGTCGACGTTTAGGACGGCCGCGAGCTGTTTCTGCGTGCGGCCAGCGCGCCACATGAGCGTGTGGACGCGTTCACCAATCAGCGCGTTGCCCTGCTTTTTCGGGTCCGGCGCTTCCATAGATGTCATAAGCGTCAAGATACGCCATAGACGACACGCGGCACAATGCCTGTGGCGTTCTTGACATCTTATGGCCATCCGCCATACAGTGCGTCGCATGGCCGATCGCCATATTCATGCAGAAGAACCAACTAATCAGGCTCTCACCGTTGCGCAGGTCGCCGATCAGCTCAGCACCAGCGTGCGCTCGGTGCAGCGGTGGATAAAAGAGGGTCGCGTCCGGGCCGTACGGCTCCCAGGAGGACGCGGTTATCGCATCTACCAGCGGGACCTTGATGAAGCGCTGACGGTGATCGAGACGCAGGCGCTCACCAAGCAGGCGATCCGCGAAATCGTCCGTGAGGAAATAGAGGCCAGCGCATGACCGCGCTGACCGAGGCTCGGGTGCGGGAGATCGTCCGTGAGGAGTTAGCCGCTCAGCAGGCCGAACTCCACCATGATCGCCTCCCAGGTGGAGTCATTGATTCCGGGACGTCCTTCGAGTCGCTCGATCCGGTTCTCCAAGGTCTGGACGCAGATGGAGAACGTCGCCGCGAACTTACTGACAACTTGGTGGAGTTTCTCGATGGATATATCACCTTCGTCACCACGGACGGAACGCAGGGACTCAAGCAGATACAAGACGCTGTGAGTCGCCGTCATCGTCTCCGGAACGTGGTTCGTGAGGGCCCGGATTCCGTCTCGGGCTTCGTCGGGGGTGGGGGTAGTCACGATGCTTCTCCTTCGCTCGGTCTGGACAACCAGAGCGTAGGAGAGGACCGGCCGGGCCCGGCTGGGGAAGTCGGGCCCGGCCACGCCGAAAGCGGCGACGCATGAGCGCCGTCGAGCTGTTCCGCTACGAGGGCGCGCACCTACGGACTGTGCTGGTCGAAAGCGAGCCGTGGTTCGTGGCCGCGGATGCCTGCCGGATGCTCAGCCTCCGGGACACCACTTCCGCGATGAAGATGGTCCACGACGACGACAAACGGCTTTTGCACAGGTCAGATACTCCGCAGTTGTTCGAGGGTATCGCCGCCCAGGTCCAGGTGATCACGGTCGTCAACGAGTCCGGCATGTACGCGCTCATCTTCCAGAGCAACAAGGACCGGGCCCGCGACGTCCGTCGCTGGGTGACAAGCGAGGTCCTGCCGTCGATCCGTAAGACCGGCAGCTACGGCGCCCCCGTGCTGACGGAGGACGAGATCGTTCACCGGGCGCTGACCATCACCCAGGCCCGCGTCGAGGCGCTGACCGCGAAGGTGGTTGAGCTGGCCGCGCCCGCGTCGGCGTGGAACGAGCTCGCTGAATCCACCGGCGACTACGCGGTGGCCGACGCCGCGAAAGTGCTGTCCCGGGATCCGAGCATCAGCATCGGTCGTGACCGGCTGTTCCTGTTCATGTCCGCCGAGCGGTGGCTGTTCAAACGTGACGGCCGGTGGCGCGCCTATCAAGCCCAGGTCGACTGCGGCCGGCTGGCCGAGAAAGTCGGGCGCCCGTTCTGGCATGAAGGCCGCGGCGAATTGGTCGCCGGTGAGCCCACCGTGCGGATCACGCCGAAGGGGCTCGCGGAGCTGCATAAGAGGCTGCGCGGCACTGGGCAGCTGGCGTTGGTGAGCGCGCGGTCGCGCTCGTGAGTGGAGCGGTGTCGTGATCAACGCATTACGCTGGCTCGCCGCCGCCGCCTTCGACGCCCTCGCGCACATCGCCTACCCGGCCGCTGACGCGATCTGGGAGGAGCGCCGCCGGCGCCCCGACGCTGAACTGATCCTGCTCGACGAGATGGCCGATCACCTCGGCGTGATCCGCGCGCAGCTCGAAGACATCCGCAACCTGCTGCTGGCGCGGCAGCCGCCGCCGTGCAACTGCAATTCGACGGTTCCCGGCTTCCACACCTTCGACTGCCCAGCCAGCCCCTACCCGCAGCCCGCCAAGTAAGCGGCCCGTCCCCGAAGAGAGCGGGGACGGGCCAACCCAACCAGGAAAGGAACCCCATTTCCCGTGAGCAGCCCGATTCTAACCGGCCCCAAGCGGATCCTCGCCCGTTGGCGGCAACGCCACCAGCCGGTGTTGCAACTCGAGCCGGTGATGACCGACGACGACGTCGACTTCCACTCCGACCTGCACTACTTCCGTGACCTGCTCGAGGCGATCCACACCCGCAGCATCTATGAGCGGGCCCCGATCGCGGCGTTCCCGACGATCATGTCCACCACCCTGGACATCGCGCTGTTCCTGGTGGCCCAGGACTTCCCGGACGAGGCCGCCGCTGACATCGCCGCGTGGCGCGCCGAGCTGACGGGCGCCGCGGCATGAGCGACCGGTGGCTCGGCCCGTGGCCGCTGTGGATGGTCATCTTCGGCCTGATCTTCGGCGCCGCCCTCGTCCTGTCTGTTCCAGCTGACGGCAGCGTATGCGTCACCCCGGCAACGGAGGTCGAACCATGAAAGCAGCCCTGTTCAACGCCATTGCAGCCGTGGCGGTTTCGGCGCTCTACCTGACCGCGTGGCTATCCCATGAAGGCGGCATCAACGCCGTCTTGAGCGCCAATTGGCTTGGCGTCTCGGCGCTTTGGTTCAGCACAGCGCACTACCGGTTGAAAGAACAGAAGGCCCGCAAAGGAGCACCCGATGCGTGACGCCGGCCAGACCATCGACGAACTCCTCCGCGAAATCCTCGACATCGGAGAGGGCGACGCATGAGGCGCCGACTCGACCGCAGCCCGGACCCGGATCTCGACCAGGTCGCCAGCATCGCCGTCGGTGTGGCTGAGAAGATCCGCGACGACGACCGCCGCCTGCTGTTCGACCAGCTGACGGATCTGTGCCGCTGGCATCCCGCGAAGGCCGCGCAGCTGATCATGACGTTCGCCGCCTGGTTCGACCTCGACGTGCCGGTGCAGGCGTTGTGGGCCCGCGTGCACGACATCACCGGCGACGTCACCCGGGGGGCGGCGTGACCGACGAAGACGAATGGCGCGCCGCGGTGGCCGACATGTCCGAGATGGACCGCGCGGTAACGGAATACGAGTGCCGGCGCGCGTTGGGTTTATGCGGCGACCGGGAGGACGCACGCTATGAGTGACACCCAGCGTGTGGGCGTGCACGGCGGCATCCCCGAGGCCGTCTACCACGCCGACCGCGCCAGCCTGTCCTACTCCGGGGCGAAGCTGCTGCTGTCCTCGCCGGCCAAGTTCCGGCGCGCCCAGGATCAGCCGCCGAAACCCAAGCGCGAGTATGACCTTGGGCACCTGGCGCACAAGCTGATCCTCGGCAAGGGCGCTGATCTGGTGGTGGTCGACGCCCCGGACTGGCGAACGAAGGACGCCCGCGAGGCCCGCGACCAGGCGCAGGAACTCGGCCTGGTTCCGGTGCTGGGATCCCAGCTGGCCAACGCCGAGCAGATGCGCGCCGCTGTGCGTGACCACGAGCTCGCCGGGCCGCTGTTCGCCGAAGGCCGCGCGGAGGTCTCTATGTACGCCGACGACCCCGAGACGGCTGTTCGGCTGCGGGGCCGGGCGGACTGGCTGACCAACGGCAACGTCATCGACATTGGCGACCGGCTGCTGATCGTGGACTACAAGACCACCACCGACGCCAACCCGAAGTCTTGGTGGCGCGCAGCGCTGCGGTTCGGGTACCACATGCAGTTCGCGTGGTACGTCGCGCTCGCCCGCGCGCTGCGGCTCGACGACTCGCCGATCTTCCTGCACGTCTGCCAGGAACTCGAACCGCCGCATCTGATCTCGGTCAACGAATTCGGGCTCGACGAATACAAGCTTGGCCTTGAGCAGATGCGAGAAGCAATCGACATATACGTCGAATGCCAGCAGACCGGTACCTGGCCCGGGTATCCGCCGCTCATCCACCCGATCAGCTACGCGCCGTGGGCATTTCGGCGCGACTTCAACGAACCCGTCGACATCGACTAGAAGGAGACCCACGTAATGACCGCCACCGACTATAAGCCTGTCGCGCAACGCCGAACCGTCGCCCAGGCCGAAAACAGCCTGCAGAACAAGATCCGGCAGATGGAACAGCAGTTCCAGCTCGCCATGCCTCGCGGTGTCGAAGCCGTCCAGCTGGTCCGCGATGCCCTGACCTGCCTGCAGTCGAACCCGAAACTGGCTGAGTGTGAACACAAGTCAGTCCTCGGTGCGCTGATGACATGCGCGCAGCTCGGGCTGCGGCCCGGGGTGAGCGTGCTCGGGCAGGCCTACCTGTTGCCCTTCTGGGACAAGAACCTCGAGCGCCCGAACGGCGGGAAGGGCGGCTTCCGCGCGCAGCTGGTGATCGGCTACCAGGGCTACGTCGAGCTGGCCTACCGGTCCGGCCGGATCGCGTCGCTGCACGCCCGCCGCGTCTACGCCAACGACTACTTCGAGATCGAATACGGTGCAGCCGAGGACAAATGGGTGCACCGCCCCTATCTCGACGGGCCGCGCGGCGACGTCAAGCTGTACTACGCGGTCGGGCGCACCGTCGACGGCGGCTACCGCATCACCGACCCCGTCTCCGTCGCCGACATGCAGGCCTACCGCGACCGGCACGCCACTGCCAAGGACCGCAACGGCAAAGTTGTGGGCCCGTGGGTGGATCACTTCGACGCGATGGCCGACAAGACGATGATCCGCACCCTGATGAAGCTGCTGCCCAAATCGACCGAGCAGCAGCAGGCCATCGCCCACGACGGCGGTGTCCGCGTCGACGTCACCCCAGATGCGATCAACACCGAGCCCGACTATGTCGACGGCGAAGTGGTGGACGACCCTGCGCTGGGTGCCTCAGAAAATCGTCCAGAACCGGAAACCTCGCAGGTCAACGATGCCCCGCCGGCGGACGAACCGCCGACCGATCCCGCGGCGGACGTCCAGATGGCCGGCCGATCGGAACTCGCACGGCTCAACCAGATCCGGGTCGCCGAGAAGCTGGACGACGACGCCAGCTGGTACGACTACGTGCACACCGTCACCGGCGCCCGCGTGACCGCCGACAAGGCGCTGACCCTCGCCCAGGCGAAGCAGATCATCGACGTGTTCAGCGAAGACGCGCAGCGGTGACCCGAGACCTCGGGCCGCGTCAAAGCGCTCACCTCCCACGCCCAAGGCAGAACCACGACCCGCTTTCTTCGTTCCCGGCGAGTTCTGACCTGCGCGGCCCCGGCCAACTCAAAAGCCCACGCCCCGAAAGGAACCCACGAATGCTCGTCACCGACAAACCCCACGACCTGCCATCGACGAACGCGCTCGACGACATCCCCGACGACCTGCTCGACGTCCCAGCAGCCTACCTCGCGTTCGGCTCGACGCCGTGCGCCATGGACGAACCCCCCGCCGTCGGCGAAGTCCGCACCTACATCGTCCGTGCGCGCTGCACCGCCGAACACGGCCCGATCGAACGCAAAGACGGCGAGATGCGCTACACCCGCACCCTCACCATCCAGGCCGCCTGGGAAGCCGGCAAACAGCCACCCAGCACCGACGAGGACCAGCCCGGCCTGTTCGACGAAGCCGGCGACCCGAACCCCGGCGCGTTCTACAGGGCCGTCGCAGCCGACGATCAGCTGTTCGGAACCGGCACCGACGTCTACCTGCGGCAGCCGGAGCAGGTCGATCAACTTATCCGATCGGCGGCTCAGTCATGAACAAGGCTCAGCGTCTCACCGAACTCACACCAGCCCAACAGGACCGGATGGCCAGTTTCGCCCAGGAGTGGATCCAACACGGCTGGCGCACACAACCACTCACCGAGGAAGAATGGGCTGTTTGGGAAGCCGGCGCCCGCAAGTGTTACGAATTCGCCGGGCTCCCATGGCCGAACGTCGTGATTCGGGTGTCCTCGCCGATGGTGGGCGCGTTGGCGGCGCCGTTCGCGGCGATCGCGATCGCTCTGCACCGCGCGCTTCCGAGCGCGTTGGGAACGCTCGAACTCCCTACTGATCCTTCGGCGGTCGGCTCGGCGGTCGGCTCGGCGGTCGACTCGGCGGTCGGCTCGGCGGTCGGCTCGGCGGTCGGCTCGGCGGTCTACTCGGCGGTCTACTCGGCGGTCGGCTCGGCGGTCGACTCGGCGGTCGGCTCGGCGGTCGGCTCGGCGGTCGACTCGGCGGTCGGCTCGGCGGTCGGCTCGGCGGTCTACTCGGCGGTCCGCTCGGCGGTCGACTCGGCGGTCGACTCGGCGGTCGGCTCGGCGGTCTACTCGGCGGTCTACTCGGCGGTCCGCTCGGCGGTCCGCTCGGCGGTCGACTCGGCGGTCGACTCGGCGGTCGGCTCGGCGGTCGGCTCGGCGGTCTACTCGGCGGTCGACTCGGCGGTCGGCTCGGCGGTCGGCTCGGCGGTCGGCTCGGCGGTCGACTCGGCGGTCGGCTCGGCGGTCGGCTCGGCGGTCGACTCGGCGGTCGGCTCGGCGGTCGACTCGGCGGTCGGCTCGGCGGTCGGCTCGGCGGTCGGCTCGGCGGTCTACTCGGCGGTCTACTCGGCGGTCGGCTCGGCGGTCGGCTCGGCGGTCGGCTCGGCGGTCGACTCGGCGGTCGGCTCGGCGGTCGACTCGGCGGTCTACTCGGCGGTCGGCTCGGCGGTCGACTCGGCGGTCGACTCGGCGGTCGACTCGGCGGTCGACTCGGCGCCCATTAAACCCTTCTGGCACCAGCTTTTTGGCGGCCGCCAGTGGTGCTGGTGGCCCGCGTTCATCGCCTACTTCCGCGATGTCGTCGAACTCCAACTCGACAGTGACATCTGGGACCGCTCGCGCGCCTACCAAGATGCCGAGTCCGCCGGCTACTGGTGGCCCAACCGCGACTTCGTCATGGTCTGCGACACCCCCGCCGTCCTTCACGTCGAAGCCGCGGCTGGCCAGCACCGCATGCACTGCGAAACCGGACCGTCCGTCGCATGGTCGGACGGATGGGGCCTCTACACGTGGCACGGCACATCCGTACCGCGCGACCTCATCGAAACCGGCTGGGACGTCGAACGGATCATGGCCGAACGGAACGCAGAGGTTCGGCGCTGCGCCATTGAGAAAATGGGCTGGGACCAATTCGTCCTCGCCGCGGGGTTGAAGCTCATCGACGAAGCCGACGACCCCGGCAATCCCGGCCAAATCCTGCGGCTGTACGACGTGCCGCGCAAGGTCCTCGACTGGCCCGTACGAGTGCTGGTCGCACACAACGCCACCCGCGAACGCGACGGTTCCCGCCACACATTCGGACTCACCGTGCCCACCGACTGCCGCACCGCAGTATCGGCGGCCGCGTGGACGTTCGACCTGTCCGAACGCGAATACGCCCAGCTGGCCCGCGCCACCTAGATGTCCGAGCCGTTCACCGAAATAACAGGAAAGGAAACAAGAATGGCAACAACCACACAACTGATCGAGGCCACCGGTGTCAAAGTCGTCACCGCGGCCGACTTCGCCGACGTCGAGATCCCAGTGCTCGCCGGGGTGCAGCGCCAGGGCGACGTCCTCGTCCGCCCAGCACCAGTAACCGCGAAGACCGCGGTGCCAACCCAGGGCACTTCCGTGGTGCGCGGCGAGTCCGGGGGCAACACCCATGCCGTCTATGCCGCCGACGGACCCGTCTACTGCGACGTGTCCACGCCTTCGGCGCGAAGCCTGCGCGTCGCGGTGCTGTCCGTCCCGGAGGGCTCGACCGCATACCTGGGGCACCCCGAGCACGGCTACATGGGCATCGGCCCCGGCAGCTACGAGATTCGTCGGCAGCGGGAGATGGCCGAAGAAATCCGCATGGTCGCCGACTAGGAACCTCCCCCATTTTGGGTGTCTGGGCTGCGCACACGCATGACCGAGCGCGCCCAGACACCCAGAAGGGGTTTCACTATGCCCGGAATAGGAGGCCGATGATGGCCGAAATCGACATCATGACGCAGACCGCGCGCCGTATCCGCGCGAGCTCGACCGCGCCGGCATGTGCTGCGGTTGCGGCTACTACTTCGCCGTCCACGGCGCGCACCGCGCCGACTGCACAACCGAGCTGGCCCGCCGTGAACGCGACCGTAGCGGCCGGGCCCGCTGCGACTGCTGCGGCGACAAGACGCCCGTGAAATCGCTGCGCTGGGACCGCTACAGGTGGCAATGCGCCGCGTGCGCGGGCGGGTTGATCGGGGCCGGCAATGGCGCGTGAATGCCTGCTCTGCGGCGACTTCGAATCCGAGCACGAAGCCGACGAGAAGGGCGACCGGTTCCTCGGCCGATGCCGCGCACGCAACTACTACGGCCCCGGCCGCAACGACTACGTGCAATGCGACTGCCCCGGCCTAGAACTGGCGCCAGACGACAACAACGAAGGGGGCCGGTGATGGTGCTGCCGATCTTGCTCACCCTGTTCTGCGACCGCTGCGGCGGCCTGTTCAAGACACCGGCGCTGCGGCCGATCTGCCAGCCATGCCACGCCGCCAACGAGAGAGGCCGCCGCCGCTGATGTATCGCAGACACAACTATCGAGATGACATCGCCGGTCCCGTTTGGCTGTACCGGGTGTACGCCGGCGACACGCTCGCATACGTCGGCGTTTCCGCAGACCCGAAAACCAGAATCGCGAAGCACCGCCGCAAGCCGTGGGGGAAGTCTTTCGACCGCATCGGCCTGCAATGGTTCCCAAGCCGCGCAGACGGATTCGCCGCCGAGCGCGCCGCAATCCTCGCTGAACGACCGCTGTACAACACCGCCCGACCAAGAGGAGCGATGCTCTGATGCCGCGCATTCGCACGATCAAACCGGAGTTCTGGGATTCGCCCGACACCGCAGCAGCCGACCTGCGGACGCGGCTGCTGTACATCGCCATGTGGAACTGGGCCGACGACTACGGCATCGGCGATGCGACCCCGGTTCGGCTGATCGGGTTCGCGTTTCCCAACGACGAGATACCAGTGTCGGATTATCCGAGGATTCTCTCGGAAGTTTCGAGAGCTTACGGAGTGGTGTTCTTCGAGCACTCTGGACGCCGATATTTCGTCATTCCTGAGTGGGAAAAGCATCAGCGTACCGAGAAGCGCGCCAAGCCGAACGAGGCTCTCATCGAAGCCGCGAATGCGGCTATTTCCGCAGCTCAACGGCCAGACGCGGAATCTCCGCGGAATTCCGCGGAGATTCCGCCGCTCAGTGACGGAACTCCCGGCGCTGGAACAGGGGAACAGGGGAACAGGGGAACAGGGGAACCCCCCTACCCCCCAAACGAGCAACCGGCGCTACCCGCGCGGCGCAAGCCGCGTGACGGGTCGGGGGAAGCACTCGCCCGGGTTCGCGAGCTGAACGCCAACGCGCGATCGACAACCGCGTACGGCATCGCCGAAACGTTCAGCGCGTCACTGCCCGTCCCGATCGAACGCGGACACCTCGTCGAGATCGGCAAGCAGATCGACAAGTGCTTGCGGTCGAACATTCCGCCGCCGGCGATCGCAGCCGGCCTCAAGGCGTGGTCGTCATCCGACTCGTGGTCGCCGACGCAGATTCCGAACTTCGTGCACAAGGCCAACAACGGCGCCCTGGCCGACAAGGCGACAGCCAAGGCCGTCGGATACGCCGACGCCGCCGACGAACTGCTAGCGGAGGTAACCACGCTATGACGACCGCCATCAACGCCACCGAAGCCGACGTGCGTGCCGTCGCTGAAGTGCTGCAACTCGCGTCAGTGCTGGACACCCGGGCGCCGGCGCCGAACAAGGCGCGCGTCGCCGCGTGGGCCGAAGGCGTGCACCGCCATCAGCTCACCCGCGACGACCTGCTCGACGGCCTACAGGCGTTCTACGACTCGCCGAGCACGCACGCCATCAACATCGGTGACCTGATCTTTCACGCCCGCATCGTCAAACGCGCACGGCTGGAACGTGAACCCGACGAAGACCGCGACACCCGGCGCGAGCTGGCCGATGCGAAAGCCGAACCCGACTTCACGGCCGCGCTCGCCGCCGCCGCGATCACCGGGCCGACGAAGCACCGCACCGATCGGCTGACTGCCGCGGAGCGCGCGTTGCAGTGCTGCCACGGCAAGCACGAGTCGATCGCGGCCATGCGGGAGTACTTCGCCGCCAAGGCCGAAGCCCGTAACACGCAGGCGGCCGAACGATGACCGCGCCTGATCCGCAACGCCAGCAGCGCATCGACGACGCCGTTCGCCGGATTCACACGATGAACGACCAGCTCGCCGTCTTCTACGCCGCCCGCGCGAAATGGGCCACAGGCAAAGGCAACGCCGACAAACGCACCGTCCTGGCCACCGTCCGCGACTGGTGGCCCGCAACACGCATCGCCAACCACGACCAGGCCGACGCCCTCGTGCTCGCAGCGATCGGAGCGTTCCACGCCGGCGACCCGATGCCCTTCGCCGTCAAGGAACGCCACAGCGCGAACCTCGCCGCGGTGCAATGGCCCGAGCTGGTGACACGATGACCCTCGTCAACTTCTGGTCACAGGACTTCAAAGAGCACATCGCCCGCACCGTCGCCACCGTCGAACCGCAGCAGATCCGACTGCTGCCAGTCGGCGACCTCGCCGGCAACATCATCCGCGCCGCCGAGCTCGTCGACGGCATCCACCTGACCATCACCGGCCTCACACCCGAATTCCGATGCAAACTCGTCGACGGCCTCAACGGTGTACTCACCATCGAAGAACACCCAGCATTCGCGTTCGTCTACACCCAAGCCCACTGGGACGGCGCAACCATGCACATCACCGCCGTCCCCTACGTCACCTACCTACGCCGATCCTGCCTACCCGACTGGTACGTCCCGGATGAAAGGTTCTGCTGACAAGTGGCGAATTGCCAACAATGCCAAGCACACTCAGAACTATTCCTGTGCACGCAATGCCAGCAGGATCTGTACGAGATGCTGCAGGGCCTCGCGATCGGCCAGTGGGTCGGCGCACCAACACTCGGCGAGCCCGAGCCCGCGGTCGGCGGCCGCACCAAGAGCGGTGGCCGCTGGTGGATCGAACACCAATCACCCGGCCGCATCGACGCCCTGCAAGATGAAGCCTGGGGACGCACCCGCAAAGGCGGCTCGGCACGCCGCTCCAACGAACGCACCACACCCCTGCTCGTCCGCCTCGGGCCCGATGCAAACGCGACCGCCGAAACCCAATGGGCCGGAAGCCCAACCGAAATCCTCGACAACCTCCACACCACACTGCTCGACTGGGTCACCGCCGTCAACACCAACACCGAAACACTCGCCGCAGGAGACGCAGACTAATGACCAGCACCGCCGACCTCGCGCTACACCTGGCCGCCAACGTCCACGCCATCGCCCGCCGCCCAGACGCCGGCGCCTGCTACGCCCAAATCAAAGCCATCGTCGACGACATCGAACGCGTCATCAACCGGCCACCAGCACCCCGCTTCTGTGGCCAATGCGACACCATGATCGAACGCAAAATCTGCGGCCTCGCCCTCTACGCGCCCCGCGACGCCATCGAAGTCACATGCCCAAACCCCTTGTGCCGCACCACCCACAACATTGAACGCCTCTACAACCGCACCCTCAACAACGCCGACAACAAGACATTCCCCCGCGAGGTGCTGATCGGCAATCAACGCACCGACGCCGACCGCTACACCACCGGAATCATGGGCGAACTCGGCGAATTCGTGCACTGGCGCACCTTCGCCCGCTGGGTCCGCGAACACCAACTCAAACCCGCGATCTGGGTACGCCCCAACGGCCGCAGAGTCTTCACCCGCCACTCCAGCGAAGACACACCCGAATACCGGCTCGCCGACGTCCGAAAAGTCAAGCGCCACATGGACCGAAAGACCGGCAAAGCCAAAATGGCCAGCTGACGGAACGCACGGTTATCGGTGAGCCATGAAAGACCACAGACTAGGTGCTGGCCCCCGTTTAGACATCGGGACAAGGCACCTTCAGGGCGGGGCGATGCTCCGGTGTCGTCCCGCCCCTCCAACCTTGACAGAAGAGCAAAGGAATATCGGCATAATGCACCCCTACCAACGCGACCCGCAAAGCGGCGCGGGGAATTGCATCTGCGGCCACCCTCAGCTACCGTGACACACCAACGGGCCTTCAACGCGCCCAAAAACACCCAAGCCACCCCAAACGCGGGTGGCTTTTCGCATTTCACAGAGGTCCACGCAAATGGCCGACATGCCGGGCAACACCCAACCACGCGGCGCCGATATCGAAGTCTGGGAAGACTGGCCAGCCGGACACGGTTACGACGACGTCGGCGCCCTCGTGCCGCGGCGCATCAAAATCAACGGTGCCGAACTACTAGCCCCGGCCGACCGACCCGTACTCGAACTCAGCCGAATCGACGGCAAAAACTGCCTCGCCGCAACGGTCAACATGTTCGTGCGCTCCCTGGTAATCCACCCGGTCGAATTCGAGCCGCCCGCTGACTACGTGACACCCGAGCGCCGCCACGCCGAATTCTGCGAACTCACGCCGTCGTACAAGGTCCACTTCGACGGAGACACCGAAGAACTGCTCAACGTGCTTCAGCAATCCGGACGGAAGTTCTCGCTGCGAGACGCCGATGCCCAGTAACAACGAGGCCGTCGCGAAACTCATCGCCGACAACCTGCACAACCTCACCATCCCCGGCCCCGACGGCCAACCCGTCCGCTACCGACTGCTCTCCCACTCCACCGTCGGACACTCACCCGAAATGGCCGACAAGATCAACCGCCGCGCCCTCGACGTCGCCCGCGCCATCGTCCACCACATCACCAGCGCCGGCTACACCATCAGCCACCCCAACGACCCCGCACCCACTGACAACCTCGGCCCCTACCTCGTCGCCACCGCATACTGCGCACACTGCGCCTGCGCCATCCACACGCTGACGAACCTCCAGCTCGACCCCAACCGGCCAGACCACTTCACCGCCAAGCTCTACCGGCAAGGCATCGAAGCCATCGGCCACAACCACCGGTGCTGGGAATGAACCACCCCTTCGAGCCGCCGCCCATCCTGGCCCAGCTGCTGCCCTTCCACGAAGCCACCAAACGCCTGCAGCGCAACCAGATCGGCGCATGGCTCGGCAAATTCGCCCACCTCATGACCAGCCACCCCCGCTTCCCCGCAACCATGACCGTCACCCAACAAGACGACCGCACCTTCGTGCTCACCGTCATCGTCGACGGCCCACCGGAACTCCCCACACCACCAGCCTGATCCCCGTGGGTCACGTCCCGTGGAGTGGTGTAAGAGCGGTCGCGTGTCCGCGTGTGGCTCTGTGGTAGCCACTATGCCGTGAGAGCGGCTGTGGGGGCAATGGTTTCGGCACTTTGGTCACTGACGTCGAGCAGAGCGAGGCTGGTCTCGGAGAGGTAGCGCTTGTCGGCGACCTGCCATTCGTCGTGGGCCTCAACGAGTACCGAGCCGGCCAGCCGTAACAGCGCGGCGGGGTTGGGGAACACGCCGACGACGTCGGTGCGGCGTTTGATTTCCTTGTTCAATCGCTCCAGTGGGTTGGTTGACCAGATCTTTTTCCAGTGGGCCACCGGGAAGTCGGCGAAGGCGGTGATGTCGGCGGCGGCCTCGCGCAACATGGTTTCGACCTTGGGGAACTGGCGGCCGAGCATGCCGGCGATGGTGTCGAGTTGTTCGCGCACGTGCTCGGCGTCTGGCTGGGCGAAGACGGTGCGGATCGCGGCGGCGACCATCTCTGCGGAGCCCTTGGGCACTTGGGCGAGCACGTTGCGCAGGAAGTGCACTCGACACCGCTGCCAGGCGGCCCCGATCAGCACGGCGTCAATGGCACTGCGCAGTCCGGCATGGGCATCGGAGATGACCAGTTGGACTCCGGCCAGACCGCGGGATTTCAACGACCGCAAAAACGCGGTCCAGAACGCCCCGTCCTCGGAGTCTCCGACCTCAAAGCCCAGTACCTCGCGGCGCCCGTCAGCGGCCACCCCGGTGGCGATGACCACCGCCTGCGACACCACCCGATGATTCACCCGGGCCTTGCAGTAGGTGGCGTCGAGGAAGACATACGGAAAGCGCTGATCACCCAACGGCCGGTCCCGGAAGGCCGCGACCTCGGTGTCGAGGTCTTTGCAGATCCGGCTGACCTCGCTTTTGGAGATCCCGGTATCGGTACCCAGTGCCTTGACCAGATCGTCGACCTTGCGGGTGGAGGTGCCGTGCAGGTAGGCCTCCATCACCACCGCGAACAAGCACTGATCGACCCGGCGACGCCGCTCCAACAACGCCGGGAAAAATGACCCGGTGCGCAGCTTGGGAATCCGCAGTTCCAGGTCCCCTGCGACCGTGGACAGCGTGCGCGGACGCGAGCCGTTGCGCTGATTGGAGCGGGTCTCGGTGCGCTCATGGGGAGAAGCCCCGATGAACGCGGTCAACTCCGCGTCGATCAAGGCTTGGTAGATCGTTTCGGCGGCTTGAGTGATCCGCTCACCGGCATCGGCGGTGCGCAGTGCGTCGAGCACCTCCAGCAAGGCAGACTGGTCCAGGGCCATCGCGATGTTCCTCTCGGTAGTGATTCTTGGTCGTTTCACCACAGAGACTCACGCGATGGCCCTCTTACGTCAGGGACCGACACGCCGCCATCACTTACACCACTCCCCGGGACGCTCCCTCCCGTGCCCGGCACCCATCACCGCACCACCACACAACGCGGCCTCGGCCACAGGCACAAACAGCAAGTCGCCCGCCTCAAACACCACCACATCGACGGCACCCCATGCTGGTGGTGCGGCCAACCCATGTACCGCGACCCCACACTCAACTGGGACCACAAGGCGCTCTCCGGTGACCACTCCATCCCACGCTCAGCCGGAGGCACCCTCGCCGACCGCCTACTCCACGGCACCTGCAACAGCGAACGCGGCGACGGAACCCGCGACCACCAACGCCCAGCACTCACCGGCAGACGCGCGACACACAATCAGCCCGACCTCGGCCACACGGCCATGACCTGGCCTTAACACCTGCATGGACCCATGCAACCGGTCACCGGTCCCACGGTCACCATGGCGCGGCCGGCCCCAGCCGCCCCGACCCTCCCAGCAAACAATGTGCCGCCCGTTGTACCACCCCCCGGCCGAAAAAATCGAGGGGGAGGGGGGCCACGGCGACCGCCGCCCGGTCGCTTTTTTCTCTCCCCCGGACGGAAAACGCACCATTTTGGCAGCTCATGGCGATTGATCCGATTCGGCCGGTGAAGCTTGGTCGCCGCGCAGCTGCGCTGTGGCGCGATCTGGTGCGGCCCGAGACACCGATCGACACGAAGGTGCTCGTCGCTGAAGCCTGCCGGCTGACGGATCGGCTCGACAAGTACGACAAGATCCTGCGCGCTGATCCGATGGATCCGGTTCGCAGCGAGGCCCGGCTGGCGGCGTCGGCGTTGCACCGGATCTTGAACGGTTTGTCGTACGAGACGCATGGAGCGTCGGCCGGCGCGGCGGAGGATCCCCCTGCGACCAGTAAGGCCACCACGATTGCTGACGAGATCGCGGCCCGCAGAGCCGCGCGGCAAGCAGACGCCGCGGGTTAGTCACTTCCCGCGCCCGGAGATCGCCCGGGACTACACCGCGGGCTTGGATGCGCTCGAGTGCGCCAAGATCGCGGGCCGGGAGAATATTCCCTGGCAAGAGCTGGTGGTCCGCGAGGGCATGGCCACCGACGACGCGGGCCGGTGGCTGGCGTTCGAGGTCGGCGTCCTGGTGGCCCGGCAGAACGGCAAGAACGGCGGCATCGAGGTCGTCGAGCTCGGTTGGATGATCAACGAGCCGGGCGTGTCGATCCTGCACACTGCGCACGAGTTCCAGACGGCCATGGAGTCGATGGACAAGCTCGAAGCGCTGATCTTGTCGCACCCGCTGTTGGAGAACGAGGTCGCGCAGATCCGCCGCGGGAACGGCCGGGAGTCGATTCGGCTGAAGAACGAGTCGATCATCCGGTTCCGGACGCGCACGAAATCCGGTGGCCGTGGCTTCTCGGTGGACCGGCTGGTGATCGACGAGGCGATGATCTGGTCGCCGGCGTCGCAGGCGGCGATCATGCCGCTGCTGACCACGGCGAAGAACCCGCAGATCTGGTATCTGGGTTCCGCGGCTGATGAGGAGACGCACGAGTATTGCGGCAAGTGGGCGTCGCTGCGGGCCCGCGCGCTAGCTGGTGATGATCCGAAGCTGTTGTGGCTGGAATGGTCGGCGCCAGAGCCGCCGGAAGATCCGGCGGCGCGTCGGGTTTGGCGTGAGGACCGCGCGAATTGGGCTGCCGCGAATCCGTCGATGGACTACCTGGTGACCGAGGAGTACATCGAAGATGAGTTGGCGGCGTTCCGGCGTGATCTGGCGAAATGGGAGGTCGAGCGGCTCTCAGTCGGCCGGTGGCCGAAGGACATCACCGACGTCCACATCTTCCCGATCGAGAAGTGGGACGCGCTAGGGGACGGATCGCCGGATCTGGTGAACATCTATCCGCAGGTGATTGCGGTGGACCGCGATCCGGTAACGAAGCTGTGGGCGATCGCCGGGGCGACGCGCACTGCTGACGGGCACGCCCATATCGAGATCGGCTACAACCAGGCGGCGTCGGCGACTGAGGTGGTCGAGAAGCTCGTCGACATCGTCACCCAGGCTGACCCGGCAGCGTTGGTGATCGAGTCCCGGTCGCCGGCGGCGGTCCTCAAGCCGTATCTGATCGAGGCTGGCATCGAGCCGGTGATGACGAACACCTCCGAGCTGGCGTTGGCCTGCGAAGGCATCGTCGAGGCTGTCGAAGCGGCCCAGATCACCCATTCCAACCAGGCCGTGCTGAACGAAGCGGTGATCTCGGCGTCGAAACGAGACCTGCCGGGCGACCGGTTCGCGTGGGACCGCAAGCCGGGCGGGCAGATCGTGCAGCTGATGGCTGCGACGTTGGCGCATTGGGGTCTGCTGACGTTCTCTGCGCCGCCGACGCGGTCGGCTGCGCCGTTGGCGGACAACGAAATTGAGACATCCGGAGCCGATTTTGAGCGTGAATTCGACGCCATGAACGCTCCGTTTTGACCTGTTAGGGAGGCTGAGTGGCGCCGAACACGCGCGTACCGGCCGTTAGGCAGCGCCTACCACGCAAGGTTGCAGGGCACAACACCAAGACCGCGGCGCCGGTCACCGAGACAGGGTTCGCGAACCCGTTCCCGGGGATGCTGTCGGCGTTCAGCCAGTGGGACCAGTTCGAGCAGGTTCCGGAGCTGTTGTGGCCCAACAGTGTTCGCACCTACACCCGGATGTGGCGTGAGGATTCCCGGCTGGCCAGCGTGTATTACGCGATCGCGCTGCCGATCCTGCGCACGCCGTGGCGGATCGACCCGAACGGTGCCGAGGACGAGATCGTCGACTTCGTCGCGACGAACCTGGGGTTGCCGATCGTCGGCGACAACGACCCCCAGCCGAAACCGCGCACCAGGGACCGGTTCTCGTGGACCAAGCACCTGAAACTCGCGTTGCGGCATCAGCAGTTCGGGCATCAGGTGTTCGAGCAGGTGTACCGGATCGGTGATGACGGGCGAGCCTATCTGCGGAAGTTGGCGCCCAGGCCGTCCTCGACGATCGCCTACTGGGACGTCGCCCTCGACGGGGGCCTGGTGGGCATCACCCAGTACCCGCCCGGGACGGCGTTCGGGGCTCCGATGGGGACGATGCAGGGCGGCATGAGTGGTTTGCAGCTGCAGATCCCGGTGTCGCGGCTCGTCGTGTATGTGCGTGACCCGGACCCGGGGCAGTGGATCGGCAACAGCTTGTTCCGGCCGGCCTACAAGCACTGGCTGCTCAAGGACGAGCTGATCCGCATCGAGGCGACCGCGGCGCGCCGCAACGGTGTCGGTGTCCCGAAAGTCATTGCCCCGCAGTCGGTTTCTGAGGCCAGTATCGGTAGCTCGGATCTGCAGCCGTATCTGAACATCGCGCGGCAGTTCCGGGGCGGCAACACGGCCGGTGTGGCGTTGCCGTTCGGCGCCGAGATGGAACTGATGGGCGTGCAGGGACAGTTGCCGTCGGGGTTCATCCGGATGGCCATCGAGTACCACGACAAGCAGATGGCGTTGTGCGCCCTGGCGCACTTCCTGAACCTGGACCGCGGCGGCTCATATGCGCTCGCGTCGGTGCAGGAGTCGACGTTCACCCAGGGTGTGCAGCAGGTCGCCGACGACATCCGCGACACCGCCCAGGCCCACGTGGTCGAGGATCTGGTGGACATCAACTTCGGTGTCGACGCGGGCTGCCCGATGCTCGTGGTCGACGAGATCGGTTCCCGCCAAGACGCCTCCGCGGCGGCGCTGCAGATGCTGGTCAACGCCGGGCTGCTCACCGCGGACCCCGAGCTTGAGGCGTTCGAGCGTCAGCAGCTCGGTTTGCCGGCCGCCGACCCGGATCTGCAGGCCGAGAACCCGGCCCAGTTCCCCAAGCCCCCGTCGTCGGTGGTTGAGCCGGACGTGCCGGCCGATACCGAGCCGGTTGATACCGCGTTGCCGGCGCTGCCGTACAAGGGCGCGGCCAACGCCTCGGCCGGGCGCCGCGGCCGCCGGCTGACCATCAATGCCGAAAGAGGAGAGCTGACACTGTGGTGAACCTCGTGACCGTGCCCGGCGTCGAGCTGATGCGGGTGGGCAAGTGGAATCTGTCGACCGGCGAGTGGGAATGCACGACCAAGGAGATCGCCGCGGCGATCGACGCGCACGACAAGGGGCTGCTGCGCAAGCCGGTGATCCGGTTGGGCCACAACGACCCCCGCTTCTCCGGTGACCCGGCGGTGGGCTGGCTGGATAACCTGCGGGCCTCCGAGGACGGGCAGGCGCTGATCGGTGACATGGTCGGCGTCCCGGAGTGGCTGGCCGAGATCCTGCCGTCGGCGTACCCGTCGCGCTCGATCGAAGGCCTGTATGACTACACCGCGCCGGATGGCAGCGAGCACGAGTTCGTGCTGACCGGGCTGGCGCTGCTCGGGGCCACCCGCCCGGGTGTGGAGTCGTTGCAGAGCCTGCAGGATGTGGCCCGGTTGTACGACATCGCCGCGGCCGGCCAGGTCGGCGGCAAGGCGATCGAGCTGACCATCGAAGCCGCCGACGCCCCGAAGCCGTACGGGGACGTCAAGTATGCGGACCCGAAGAACGGCAAGTACCCGATCGACACCGCTGAGCATGTTCGCGCGGCGTGGTCGTACATCAACATGCCGAAGAACCAAAAGGATTACAGCGCAGCAGAATTGGCCCAGATCAAGGACCGCATCAAGGCTGCTGCGAAGAAGTTCGGAATCAAGATCGAAGCCGGCGAGGCTTCCGAAACAGAAGGAGGGGCCATCGTGGCTCTACCCGAAAAGGTCGCCGAAGCGCTCGGTATCGACGCATCCGCCGACGAGGACACCGTGCTGGCCAAGATCGCCGAGCTCAAGCCTCCGGCGCCCGCGGCCGAACCTGAACCCGAGCCGCAGCCCGCGCCGGTCGCGGCGGCCGCCGGCGTGGTCAACGGGCTGGTGCAGATCGAGCAGGCCACCCTCGACGAGCTGAAAGCCGCTGCCGCGCAAGGTGTTGAGGCGCGCGCCCGTCAGATCGCCGAGGAAGACGAGCGCACCGTCATGGCCGCGATCGGCCAGGGCAAGATCGCCCCGGCCCGCAAGGACCACTGGCTGGCCGCGCTCAAGGCCGACCGCGACGGCACCAAGCAGGTGCTGGCCAGCCTGGCGGCCGGCCTGATCCCCGTCAATGAGGTCGGCCACCAGGGCGTGGCCGGCCAGATCGGCTTCGAGGGCGCCCCCGACCCCGAGCAGCAGGCCAAGGACTACGCCCACGGCAGGGTCATGGCCCGTCTCGGATTCCCCACCACGAAAGGCAGCGTGAACTGACATGGCTGGACAGGACTACGTCCCCCTCTATCTCGCCGGCACCCAGGCATCCTGCATCGCCGGTGCGGCGATCACCCAGGGTCAGCTGGTCGTGATCACCGGCGGCACGCTGGTCGGCGGCGGGGTGAACCCCACCGTCGTACCGACTTCAGCGGCGACCTCAGCCCAGGTCGGTGTGGCCGCGGCCAGCGCCGCCTCCGGCGCCCCGGTCAGCGTGTACTTCGGCGGCGTGCACCTGCTGGCCGCCGCCGGCGCGATCAACGCCGGAGACCCCGTCGTGGCCGCCGCGAACGGCGCAGTCGCCGACCTCGGCGACGGCACCACCTACGACCAGGTGATCGGCCACGCGTGGAGCGCGGCCGCAAACGGCCAGGTCGCCGTCCGGCTCGGCGAGTTCTGACCGGCCGCCAGCACCAGCCACACGCACCCCGACTCCCGTAGTGGGTCGGGGTTTTTTCAACCCCGAAACCCGCTGCGCCGCAGCACTTCCAGAAAGGACTAGGTCGAGATGCCCATTCTCGAGCCTCCTGGCTTTCCCACCGGAAACCTTGCCACGCAAGACGTTTACTCGATCAGTCGTTACCTTAACGACCCGACGACCGTGCTGCGCGCGCTGCGCCTGATCGCCGACCAAATCTTCATCGGCAACAAGGTGCTGACCGGGCAGTTCTACACCAAAGACGGGTCGGTCATCTACGAACAGATCGAGTCGATCTTCGCGGCCAACACCCCGCAAGCGGTGCAGCCCGGCGACGAGTACCCGCTGACCCCGGTCCCGACCGGTCCCGCGCAGATGGCCAACGTCGTCAAGTGGGGCCTGGACACGCCGATCACTGACGAGTCGATCGCCCGGCAGAACTTCGACGTGGTCGCGCGGGCGTTCATCAAGATCGTCAACAGCATGGTCGCCCAGATCGACTCGGTGGTCATGTCGGCGATGGTCGCCGCGATCACCCAGTCGGTGAACGCCGGCGCATCCACCATCGGCGGCTCGAGCCCGGCCGGCGGCGCGAACTGGAACGGTTCGGGCAGCAACGCGCCGAAGATCCTGCGTGACGTCATGTTCGCCGAGGAGCTGATGCGCTCCCTCAAGCAGGGCTACCGCGCCAACACCGTCGTGCTGGACCTGCAGACCTTCGCCGCGGTCATGGGCGACCCCAACATCACCGCCGCGCTGCCGCGGGAGGACATGGGTGCCCAGGGCGTGACGAAGAACCCGATCTTCGAGGGCATCGAAACCGGTTTGGCGGTGCGGATGCTGGGCAAGACGTGGCTGTCCACGCCGAACCTTCCCGGCGGCCCGTTCGAGCCGTTCGCCGCGGTCCTCGACGCCACGGTCTTCGGCGCGTTCGTCGACGAGGAGCTGCCCGCCCCCGGATACGTCGGCTCACAGTCCGACGGCTCAGCCAACGACGACGGCCGCTCGATGATCCAGGTCAAGACGATGCGCGAGGACAAGAATGACCGGTGGCGCATCCGGGCCCGGCGCGTCACCACCCCGATCATCATCGAGCCCAAGGCGATCGTGCAGATCGAGGGTGTGTGATGGCCTACCGCGTCACCGCCCCGCTGGTCGTCGCCAAGGACCGCGAAGGCCGAAACCACCACTGCTACGCCGGCGCGATCATTCACTGGCTCGGCCCCGAGCAGCGTGACCGCTGGCTGCGGCTCGGCCTGGTCGAGGAGATCGGCGACACGCCCCCCGCTGCGGCCGCCGCCGACAGCCCCGCGGCCGGGGGCGCCGGGGCGGCCAAGCCCGCCAAGACCGCCCCGGTCGAGAAGTGGGCGGACTACGGGGCGTCGCTCGGCCATGACCGCGATGAGCTGCTCGCCCTGGGCAAGCAGAACAAGCAAGAGCTCATCGACCTGCTCGGGTGAGATGACCGCGCCGTCGCCGACGCCGTTTCTCGATCTGGCCGGGTTCACGGCGTTGTGGGACGGGCCGCCGCTGACCGTCCAGCAGCGGGCGATCGTCACGTTGCTGCTGCAGGTGGCGTCGAATTGGATCTACAACAACGGGCCGCAGGGCGCCAACCTTCCGGCCGATGATCCGTCGGCGCAGTTCGTCGTGTGGGACGTCGTATCGAGCGCTGTGCGCTATCAGCGGTACAGCAAGCTCGCGTCGTTCTCCCGCACCACCGGCCACCGCATGGACGGCGGCAGCTTCAGCGACCCGATGCGGGCGTTGGAGTTCACCAACGTCCACAAGCAGCTCTTGGGCATTCCCCTCGAAGCGGTGCCGATGACGTCGTGCTGCCCGAACGACTTCGACGCCGACGACCCGGATCAGGGCTGGCCCACCTGGTGGTCCGACCAATTCGGCAACCAGGGCTGGGACTACTGGGACGTCAACAATGAGTGACTATCCCGGCGGGGAAACCGTTGCGGTCGTGCAGTTTCAGCCCACCGGCGCGACAGACTCGCTGTTCCAGCCAGTCAAGGCGCCGACGGTGGTGGCCTGGGTGTTCGGTTGCGCGTTCGAGCCCTACACCCGCGGCCCGGTCGAGGAGCAATCCGACACCATCACCAGCCACGAGCGGGCGTGGGCGTTCCTGCCGTACGTGGCCGGGTTCGGCATTCCGACGTTCGACCAGTCCGGCAACCCGCTTCTCGACAGCAACGACGATCCGATCCCCGTGGCGATCGACAACTCGATGTGGATCCAGCCTCAGCGCCCGAATGACGCTCTGGCGCAACGCAATTACAAGGTCCAAGGGCTGCCGGAGATCGAGTACGACATCGACGGCTCTCCGTCGTACGCGTGGATCGTGTGCGAATGGCAGGCCGGATGAGAACCAGCAAGCGCGATCGCCGACGTCCAGGACGGATGTGGATGGGCTGGCGCCGCCCTTGGACGTGGATCTCGTGGACGGACGGAGTCTACCGATGACCATCGAAGCGGAGATCGCCGCCGGGCTGCACTCGGTGGAGATTGAGCACGAGCTGCACAAGTTCGCCGAGAAGGTCCGCGACTACGCCCGCGACCTGGCGCCGGTGTTCGGTGAGACCGGCCGTGATGATCGCCGCACCGCCCCGCCGGAGGGCGCGCCGGGGGACTTCCGCGAGTCGATCAAGGTCCGCACGACCGGCAAGCCCGGTCATCTGCGGGTCGGGTCGAACAGCCCGATCGCGTTGTGGCAAGAGGTCGGCACCCGCCACTTTCCCGAGGACGCCATCTTCGCCAAGACCGCCAAGTACTTCGGCGGCACCGGGCCGATCATCGACGAGGGCGTGCAGCACGCGCAGGGGCGTCTGCGCGGCGAGCTGGAGCGCCTGGAGAAGCTGGCCGCGGCCGGCGCCGGCGCTCATCACATCGCGGCGCAGCGCCGCGCTGTGGAGCAGGCCCGGACGGCGCGGTCGGCGGCGTTCAAAGCCGCCCGCGGCCGCGGCCGGCGGGGTCGCCGATGACCCTCAAGTACGGGCGCCCCGCGGCCCCGGAGGCGTTTTTCATCGCCAAGCTGGAACCGCTGGGGCTGCCGGTCGGCCCGGAGCGCGACCAGGAGACGCCGCTGCCGTGCTACGTGGTGACCTCGGTGGTCAACAAGTCCGACAAATACGTGCTGGACGCGACCGTGTCGGTGCACACCTACGCCAAGGGCACCAACCAAGCGGAAGGCCGCGCGGCGGCCAGCGACGCCGCCTGGAACGCCGACGAGCTGTTGTTGTCCCAAACCCCAGGCGATGTGGTGATCATGCCCGACGGCCGGCCGGCCGGGGCGTGGATCTGCCCGCACATGCCGCCGGTGTTCGCCGAATACCGCGACCCCCACATCAAGCGGTACGTGGCGCGCTACGATGCGCTGCTGCGTTTCACACCGACCACGTAATTAGCAACGAACCCTGTTGAGCCCCACCTGATTTCAGGTGCGGGCAGTTTCGCATGAGAGGAAACCATCGCAATGACTGGACTGCCCGCAACCGGTGCCAGCTGGGCTCAGCTGATTCAGCCCGGCCTGAACCCGTTGGCGATCCGCTACGGCCAGATCACCGACATCTTCATCCGGGACTACTTCAACGCCGACGGCAGCGTGTTCAACCTCGCCGACCCGGCCAAGGGCCTCGGCCCGGCCACGCTGCCCAACGGCCAGGTGGTCAACCTGTTCACGCCGTTCGCCGCCGATGGTGTGTCGATCCGGCCCGACCTGCTGGTGACCGCGCCGGGCGCGAACCTGGGCTTCCACCATGTCGGGCTGCTGAAAGAGGACTCGACGTCGATCACCCCGGATCAGACGATGCAGCAGACCCCGAGCGCCCAGCAGGTCCGCTCGGCGCGCAACGTGCTGACCAAGCTCGACGACAAGATCGTGTTCGAGCCGCTCGAGGAGACGCCGCTGACCCGCTACCTCAAGTACGAGCTGCCGCTCGTCAACGGTGTTCCCGCGCTGGGCACTCCGGGGTTGATCATCCCGCGAGGAAACACCGATGTGCCGGTCGACCGGATCATCATCGCGATGATCGTCGACACCGACGGCCAGCTGCTGGCCCGGGTGCTGCCGCACGTGATCACCGACAAGAAGGGCAAGGAAGACCTCGCCCGCAAGAACCCGTACAGCTCGCAGCTGACCTACGAGGTGCTGCCCGACCCGTTCTCCAAGCAGGCGGAGTGGACGTGCTACGCCGGGTCGCAGTGGAACGCCTCGGGTGACTTCGAGTTCGAGACCTTCGCGCCTCTCGCCACGCCGGTGACCGGGCTGACGGCCAACGTGCAGTTCCCGACGCCGACCGACGTGGCCAGCCCCGCCTACACCGCGCAGATCCAGCAGGGCAACACCTGGGCGGCGGCCACCGTCGCGCCCTCCCCGACGGTCGCCGGCGGCTTCACCACGATCCAGCTCACCGGCCTGACCGCCTCCACGGCGTACGGCGGTGTGCAGGTGACGGCGACCAGCGGTGAGACCACGGTGACGTCGCCGGTGTCCAACGCGTTCACCTCGACCGACTCGTAACACCCATCCATCGCCGGGGCGAGCGCTTGCGTGGGCCGCTCGCCCCGGCGATGCCTACGCAACCGCCCACGCAGCAAGGAAACCCTCGTGTCCGAATACGACTCGTTCGAGGCCGCCCGCGAACAAGCCGCCGACTACCTCGGCTACGTCGCCAGCGAGAAGATCCGCACCCCCCGCGGTGACGTGTTCGAGATCCCCAACCCGTCCCTGCTCGACGACGACCAGCAGCAGCGTTACGACGCCCTGCAGCTCGAAGTCGAGTCCTGGGACCGCCACCCCGACGTCCTCAACGACGACGGCACCGTGAAAACCCGTGGCGCGTTGAAGGATCCGGCACGCAAGACCGACGCAGACGGCAACACGGTGCTGGTGGAGAACTACAGCATCCAGCTGGCCAAAGCGATCTTCGGTGACCGCTACGAAGCGTTCAAGGCCGCCGGCGGCCGCGCCAACGACGTGTCGTTCATCTGGGCCAAGATGAACCGGGTCATCGCGAACAAGCGGGCCGCCGATTCCAAAAGTGCTGGAAGCGATCAAGCTGTGGCGGCTGTTCCCGACCCAGATAGCGTCTGACCTTCGCCGCTACTACCCCGGCTGTCACATCCGCGACTGGCACCAAGGCCGCATGTCCAGCCGGGAGCTGCTCGAGCTGCTGGCCGAGCTGCCGGAGACCTCACGGTTCAAAGAGGCTGCCGAGCGCACCTTCCGGGTCGTCGAATACCGCGGCCCCGACCCGAACCTGAAGGACCAGCTGCTGCTGATCCCCGGCTACGGCAAACTGCCGAAAGACGTTGCCGTGGTGGGCGAATACGTCGACTGGACGCTCGACCGCAAGATCGCGGCCCGCAACGTGCGTGAGCTGGTGATGCTGCGCAACGACGGCCGCGACACCACCCCGGACCTCGCGGGCCTGTACGAGCCGCTGCACGAGGTGCTCGCGCAGCGGGAGCGCCAGAAACGCGCCGACCTGGTCGCCAAAGCCAGAGCCCATGTCCACCGAGGCGCTTACTCATACGAGAGGCGGTGAGCCGTGCCTGTATACCTCGACGTTGAATCTCGGATAGACCAGCGCGCGCTCATGGCGACCTCCCGGGCGCTGGTCGATCACTTCGCCCGCGTCGGCAACGACATTTCCCACGGTCTGGGAGGGTCGCTGTCGAAGGCGTTCGCCGCGGTGGACGGCACCGCCGCCCGGCGGGAATTGCTGGCGCTGCAGCAGGAGTGGCGGCGCGCCGCGGACGTGGAAGCGGATGCGGCCGCCCGGATGATCCGCGATCAGCGCCGGCTCGCCGAGGCCACCGTGAAGTACGGGGACGACAGCAGCCGCACCGCGGCGGCGCAGGCGATGCTCGCCCGCTCGCAGCGCGACCATATCGACGCGATGATCGCGGCCGAAGCCGCGCACGGCCGGCTGGCCAAGGCCGGCAACGAGACCGCGGACTCGGTCAGCCGGCTGCAGAAGCTCGGGGCGAACCCGATCTTCAACGCCGCCGGCATCGGCTCGGTGGCCGGCGTTGGAATCGCGATGGATCTCACCACCCGCAAAGCAGGCGATCTCGAGCAGCAGTTGATGAAGCTGCATGCCGCTGCCGGCGAGACCGGCGAGATGATCGGCGGCCAGTTCAGCGGCAACCTGAAGACGATTTCTGACGGCGTACTGCAGATGTCCGGCAAGGTCGGCTACACCACCACTGAGCTGATGAACGCGATGTACACCATCGAGAAGGCCGGTTTCCGGGGGGCCGACGGCCTGAAGGTGCTCGACGCCGCGGCCCAGGGGGCCGGCTCGGAACAAGCCGACCTGATGGAAGTGGTCAATGGCCTCACCACGTCCATGACCGACTTCAACGTCAAACCGGAGCAAGCAGCACGGCTGATGTCGCAGATGGTGACCGCTGTCGGATCGGCGAAAACCAGTTTCCAGGATTTCGCTGGCGCGTTGCATTCGGTCGAACCTGTCGCTGCCGCAGCGCATCTCAAGCTCGAAGACGTGTGGGGCACGCTTGCGCAGCTCACCCAATCCGGTACATCACCGGAGCAGGCGACCGAGAACATGCGCAACGCGATCAACGCGTTCACCGGGCAGTCTCAGCCCGCGCGGGATGCTATGGCGCAGTTCGGAATCAACGCCGACGAGGTGAGTCAGAAGTTTTCGGAGCGCGGTCTGGCCGGGACGATGCAGTACCTGTTCGACACGGTGCAGTCGAAGTTGCTGCCGGGCATGAAGCTCAATCAGGGTGAGCTTTTCAAGAGTTCGCAGGCCGCTGCCGATCTCGACGAGATGATCACGCAGATGTCGCCGCACGCCGCGCAGTTGGCGACGGCGTTGAAGAACAACGAGATCACTGTCAAGGATTACACCAAGGCCGCGCGGGACAGCGTCGCCGAGGACCGGGCAAAGCTCATGGAGTTTGCGCAGCTCAACGACAAAGTCGACGGTTACAGCAAGGCGTTGCGTATCGGGCGCGACACGATTGAGACGCTCGGCAAGGCGATGCGTGACATGACCGGCACGGTCGCGGGCCAGTCTGTGGCACTGCAGGTTTCCGGCGATCACGCGCAAGAGACGAACGACCGCATCAAGGCGATTGCCACCACGTACACCGAAGCCGACGGCACGGTAAAGGGCTTCCACGAGTCCCAGGACACGCTCAACGCGAAGATGCGTGACGCCCATGCGGCGTTCGGCGCCGCCGAAGCAGAGATCGGCAGCGCTTTCGTCCCGGTGATGACCGAGGTCGCGAAGGATGCGAAGTGGGTTGGTGACGAACTAGCCAAGCACCCGGGCATAGCGCACGGCGTCATCACTGCGCTCGAAGGCCTCGGCGGAGCGTGGTTGACGTTCAAGGCGATCGACATCGTCGGCACCATCCTTCGTCCCATCGCGTCCGGACTGGGCACGATCATCGCCCAGGAGGAAGGCGCCGAGGTGGCCACGAGCCGACTCAGCACCGCGCTGTCGGGGTTGAAGGCCGCCGGCATCCTCGGTATCGGGGCGCAGCTCGGCGGCCAGTGGGCCCAGGATCACACCGACCCGAACAGCTTCTTGCACAGCGCGGCCGTGGTCGGCACCGATACCGCAACTGGTGCGGCGCTCGGCGCGGCCGCTGGTTCGATCATTCCCGGCGTCGGCACCGCGATCGGCGCCGGTGTTGGTGCCGCAGGTGGTTTCGCTGTCGGCCTGTATAACCAGCTGACCAGTCACGCCGAGGGCGGCCCGCTGCACGCGCCCGGCCCGAAAGGCCATGACTCCGCGCTGTTTTGGGGCGCCGACGGTGAGCACGTCCTGACCCACCAGGAGGTGCAGAAGATGGGCGGCCACTCTGAGGTGTACAAGTTCCGCTCCGATCTGATGAACGGCCGCATCGTGCTCGGCCGCGCCGGCGGCGGCGCGCTCGGCTACGGCGGCATGGCCCCCGACGTTGCGGTCGCCTCGTCGCTGGCCGGAACCCCCTACAGCCAGGGCGCCCGGGACGACTGCTCGGGGATGGTCGGCCGGGTCATTCTCGGGGCGATGGGGTTGCCGGCGACGAACCTGCCGACGACGAAGAACATGGGCCAGTGGCTGGCCGCGCTGGGTTTCCAGCCCGGCATCGGCGGCCCCGGCTCCATCAGCGTGGGCTGGTACGACCATGGCCCTAACCCCAACGACGGGCACGCCGCGATGACCCTGTCGAACGGGGAGAACGCCGAGGCTGGCGGCAGCCACGGCGACTTCCGGGTCGGCGCCGGCGCGGCCGGCGCGGCCAGCTCCCAGTTCGACTACCACATGTTCCTGCCCACCCTGTACGGGGAAGGCGCGGCCACCGGGATGCCCGGTTTCGCCGCCGGCATGGGCGCGGGTGGTTTCGGCGGAATGGGCGGCGGCATTCCGCCGGGCGCGACACCGGGCACCGGCCCGGGCGGGCAGCCGGGCTACTACACGGCCAACCCGCAGCGCGTCGCGGCGGCCGAGGAACGGCTGCGGCACCTCGACGCCGAGATCGACAACGCCGAGAAACGCCGCTCGGAGCTGAAGGCCACCGCCAAGCAGTCCGAACGCGACCGCCTCGACGAAGAGATCCGCCACCTCAAGGCCGAACGCACCCAGGAGCAGCAGCGGCTGGCCGAGGCCGAGCGCGGCACGTTCCACGCGATGCACGGCCGCCGCGGCGCCGGCGGCGGCGAGAACCCGTTCCTGCCGGTGCCGCTGGCCGACCGCTTCGGGCTGTCCAAGGGGCTGCCCGGGCTCGCGGAGTGGACCGTCGGGTTCCTCGAAGACCTGGTGCTGGGGCCGTTGGAGACCGCGGCGTGGGCCGCGATCGGCCAAGCCCCACCCGGCGCGGGGGGCGCTGGTGGCGGCTTCGGCGGCCTGGGCGTCCCCGGTGGTCTCGGCGCGGCGCGGTTCGGCTTCCCGAATCCCGCCCCGCTCGCCGCGCCGCCAGGCGCGCCGGGCGCTGACGACGCGGCCGCCGCCGGGCTCGACACAGCCCGCGGCAACACCATCGGACCGACACCCAGCAGCGGCGGGGCTGGTGCTGGTGCTGGCGCGTCCGGCGGCGGTGCGCCATCCGCCCCGGCCGACCTCAACGGGCCGCTGACCGCCGACCAGATTGCGAAGCTGCCACCGGATCAGCAACTTCGGCTGCTGCGCAACGCTTTCGCGCATCCCGCACCGCCTGCGCCGGCCCCCGCGCCCGCGGCGCCGAGGCCGCAACCCGACGCCGACATGCTGCCTGCGGAGGTTCGGGCGTGGGCGCAGCAGCACGGCATGATCGGGCCCGACGGGAACTATTCCGGCCCGGCGTTGCCGAACCTGGGGCCGAAATCCGTTGCGCCTCCGGTGAAGATGCAACCCGACCTGTCACGGCTGGGCGGAAACACCAAGGGGCCGCAGCCGCCCGGGCCGCCCTCAGCGCCGCCGACGCCCTGGACTGAGTCCACCCGCGGCCAAAGCTGGTGGCACGACCCGAACGCCCCGTCGTGGAATACAGGGCTCAACCTTCCCAAGCTCGGCAACCAGGCACGCCAGTTCTTCGACCTCCGCCAGCCCGGCTACTTCGCCACCGGAGGCCCGTCCGGCACGGACACGATCCCGGCGTGGCTGTCGCCTCACGAGTATGTCGAGCCCAGCGAGGCCGTCGACAAATACGGACCCGGCTTCATGGACGCGATCCGGCAGGGCCGCATCGACCCGACGTCGGTGCGCTACTACGCGCCCGGCGGCGAGGTGACCGATCAACCGGAGCCTCCGCCGCAGCAGCAGGCGCCGGCCCAGCAGCCGCAGAACATGGTCAAGGCGCCCGGCGCCCCCGGCGGGCCCGCGATCGAGCCGCCGCCGGGCGCGCCGAAGCCCGGCGACAACGCCAGCATCCACGAACCCACCGGCCCCGGCGCTGTCAGCCCCGGATCCAAGCAGGGACTGTCCGACACCGCGACACCCGGTGCTGATGTTCAACAGCCCGGAACCGGGCAAGGAGCCCTGCCAGGCATCGGTTTCTCCGGCGGCATCATCGGCGGCCTCGAAGGCGCGGCCACCCAGGCCGCCGCGATGGGCGCCGACATGGGCACCTTCGGCGGCGCCGGCGGCGCCGTCTCCTCAGCGATGAACATCGGCTTCCAAGAACTCAACCGCGCCGCCGCCTACGGCGCCCAAGCCGCCGGCATCGGCGTCGAAGGCATCTTGGAGGCACTCATCCCGAACTCCGACGCCACCGGCGCCGACTGGTCGAAAACCATCCCCGGCCGCCTGCTGATGGGTGTGACCGGTGTGCGGCCGGCCGGCCAGCAGAACACCGCCGGCCAAACCCAGCAGCCGTTCGCCTCCAACGCCTCCTCCGACCAGTACGCCAACGTCGGTAACACGCAGCCGCAGGCGCCGATCCAGATCATGGGCCCCGTGCACGTGCAGGCCAACGACCCCAAGCAGCTGCACGAGGACATCAATTCGCAGATGGCCATCAACAACTCAGCCCGCGCGGTCGGCACGACGTGGGGCGCATCGCAGGCATACACAGGGTGAGCATGTGGCCGAACGGCACCATCACCCCCTACGGTGCCGACCAGCTCGCCGCAGGTGATCTCCCGAACCTGTGGGTGACCAGCGCCGACCGCCAGCACATCTTCTACTTGATGGGCGGCTTGGCGCCGTTCCCCGGCGTGACCGACGGCATCCTGTGCGTCGAGAACCCGGTCGGGATGGCCGCGAAGTTCAAGAACCTTGACCTGCAGGCCGCCCGCCAAGACGGGGTCACCTACCAGGGCAAGGTGTACGACCCGGCCATCATCAAGCTGAAGCTGCAAGTCCATGCCCGCACACCCCAAGTGCTGCAACAGATCATGGACGAATGGATGGGAGCCTGGTCCACCCCACGCGACACCACCCTGACGATGGAATACATCACCCCCGACGGCGGCTACTGGACCGCCCAGGTCCGGCTGATGCCCGACTCCTGGGGCGACGCAATGAAACTCACCCCCCGCGAGATCGGGGTGTGGGACATGACCCACATCTGCCGCATCGACGACAGCTTCTGGACAACCATCCCCGTCGTCGACTCCTGGCGGCCCACCTACGCCGACTTCTCCGACAACTTCGCCACTCCAACCGAATCCGGGCTCGGGCCGGGCTGGTCGACCATCTACAACCCGAAGGGCTCCGGCTACGAGTACGTCGGCGCCGACCGCCAAGTCCACTGGGCCGACTCCGGTAACTCCACCCAGGGCGTGCTCAACATCTACACCGCCCAGCCCACCGACACCGACAACCAAGTCGTGACCGTCACCCTCGGCGCCGGCTGGGACGGTGTGGTGCTGTTCGGCGAAGCCACCACCGTCATCGGCGCCCGAATGGACGCCAACGGCAACGGCGTGTTCTGCGACTTCGGTTGGGGCGGAATCGAAGTCTACTGCGTCGTCGACGGTGTCGTGACGATGCTCTACCGGGTGATCGACCTGTTCTCCGCGCCGCTGCCCGGGGAGACCTGGCAGTTCATCGCAGGCGCGGTCCCGGGCGTGCCGCGCAGCTTCGCGGTGACCCGCTTCGACGGCACCGAAGTCGTCTCGTTCACCGAGGCCGGCGAAACCAGCCCCCTCGGGCCGGACAACCGCTACACCGGATTCGGAATGACCACTGGGCAAGGCATTTTCAACGAAGCCCAGCCCGCCCCGATCGCCTATTTCGCCGGCGCCGACAACAACCAGGCCGCCGAAACCGGGTATGTCGGCCTGTCGAACCAGGGCACCCAGGAGGGCTGGCCCGACATCCTGTTCTACGGGCCCGGAACGTGGGGATTCGGCAACGGCCCCAACAGCACGAACATGATCACCGTCGGGCCGCTGAAGGCCGGAGACGTCGCGTTCCTGTCCACGCTGCCGCGCCAGCAGCGAGTGGTGAACATGAACAACCTCACCGACACCTCGTTCCAGAAACTGCTGTCCGGGGTCTATGACACCCCGATACCGGGTGTGGCCACACCGGATCAGGTCACGCTGTCACAGATCCCGGTGTCGATCACCGGCGGCACCGCGTCCTCCCAGATCGTTATGTCGTTGACCCCGCGCAGGATTCACCCGGCGTGACCGCCCCCACCGCGACCGCCCTGATCCAAGCACTGAGGGGCGGCAACCCGCTGACTGCGATCCAGACCGCGAAAGCCGCAGCGACACCGCAGCTCATACCGTCACCGAAGGCCACCCTGGCCGTCTACGACCAGTACTACACGTGCATCGATCCGGACTGCTCGGGCCGCTACGTCGACCTGCATCTGATGGACCCGCGCAAGGATCTGCCGGCGGGATCGCTGACCCTCGACGGCGACGACGACCTCGCCGAGGTTGCGATCCAGTGCGACACCATCGTGGTGCCGGTCATCTACACCAAGGGCAACTCCCCGTGGCATCCCACCGACCCCGGCTACCGGTGGTCCGGCCGCATCGACGTCGCCCACGACCAATCCAAACAGGGCATCCAAACCGTCGCCTGCGAGCTCGTCGGCGACAAAACATGGCTCGACCGGATCCTGACGTGGCCAAATCCTTTCCTGCCCATATTCATTCAGGAACCAGGCGAATGGTTCGGCATCGGACCAGGCCTTACCGTGATCGCCACCCTGATCCGCGAGCAGGCCTTCCGGCTGCAGTTCCGGCTGTGGGAACTGGTCAACAACATCACCTCCCTGCACCCGGACTTCATCGCGTGGCTGACCGAAACCCTCTACGGCGACGGCGCCAAACCGATGGACCTCATGCAGATGCTGGTCACCCCGATCTGCGTGATCTCACCCGACGTCCTCAACGACACCTCGGCGTGGATCGAGATCAACGGCCGCATGGACTCGATCTGGAAACTGGTCAACCAGCAGGTCCAGGACAACGGGTTCGACATCGACGCCACCATGTGGGTGCCCGGCGACCCCCAGCCCGAAGGGCTGTGGTTCCCGCTGACGGTGGCCACCTGTGTGATCACGCTGCGTGACCGCTCCGGGTTCACCGGCCCGTGGGGCCCGTTCGAGGGCTTGGTGGTCGACCTCACCCAGCTCGAAGGCTCACTGCTCGGCAACGCGCTGGCGCCGCTGCTGAACCCGAACAACGAAGCCTCCTATCTGACACCGGATTTGGGCGAGTACATCGCCCCGACGATCGGTGTGGACTTCATACCGCCGAGCGTGTATTTCAACCTCGACGTCGTCGAATCGGGGATGATCGACTTCAGCGTGGACCACCACGCCCCGCTCGCCTACCAGGCGGTCATCGGTGGCCAGTCCCCGAAGTGGATCAACGATCTGATCAACGCCACCTTGGAGTGGCTTATCGACGCGATCACCATCGTCCTCGGGGTCACCGGCGTACCGAACAGCCTGTTGGACGGCATCTTTGACAACGTGCTGTTCGCCTTCTCCGTCGCGGAGAACTACGACGCGAAACTCAAAGGCGGACCGTACATGTTCGCCGAGAAGTTCTTTCCCTCCGGTGAAGGCGCGCTGTCGATCGACTCCCTGTTCTCGCAGGCCTCGGCGTTGTGGAATATCCGCGGATACCCCTCGGCGAAAATCAGTTTCATCGACAACCAGCCGTTCGCGGTCGGCCGCGAGATCTGGCGCGGAACCCTCGTGTTCTACATTCGCCGCGGCACGCTCTATATCGACTACGTCGAGCTGCTCGACATCAAAGACTCACGCACCGAACGCAATCGGGTAACCCTGCAGATCGGTGACGGCAAAAGCGAAGAAGGCGCACCGACGAAGATCCTGCGGAAAATCTCGGGCCTTGAAACCTATGTGAACATCATTCTTTCAGGAGGCAACCTGACGTGACAGCACCAGCGTTTTATGCCGACCCCAACGGCATGTACGTCACGTACAACGGCCAAACCTATTACCTGCCGGGCAATACGTGGTCGACCAACCCCGACGGGTCGGTGACGTTCAACGGCTCGGTGTGGTTCCCGGCCGCGTTCAACAACGCCTCCGGCGCCGGGATCGTGGTGTTCGGCCCGGGTGGTGGCAGAGCCTCGTTCCCGGCGGTGCAGCCCGGCCCCCCCGGGCCCGCGGTGAAGTTCACCTTCCAGATGATCCCGGTCGCCTACGGCACACCGCTGCCCTCACCCAACCCCGAAGTCGTTGAAACCGAATGGGATTCCAACGGCAACCCGGTCGCGCTCAGCCTCACCTTCTACAACTGGGCCGGCCCGCCGGGACAAGACGGCCAGACGACGATCTCGCAGGTTCTTGGGGGGGTGACCGCGGCGGCCGGATACATGATCGGCTGGGATCCCGGCAGCGGTCAGGCGCAATGGCAGCCCGTCCCGGTCGGGAACTGGTACTACGCAACAGGTATCGTCGCCTCCCCGGCTAACACCAACTCCCAGAAGCAGATCGGCGCCATCCAGGTACCCGCGCAGCTGCTGGCGTGGTGGCCGGAAGTCAAAGCCCAAGCCAACGTCGTCGGCGCGGTCGACACCATGGTCGACCTGGTGGCCCGCGTCAACGGTCCCTCCGGGCAGATCTGCGCCTACGGCTACGGCAACCCCGGCGCATCCCCGGGCACCGTTCAAGCCATCTCCTACGGGCTGGGGCCGGGCAGCGCCAACATCGTGCCCGCGGGGCAGGCCGCCACGATCTACCTGTACGCCGAGAACCAGACGGCGTCGGCGAACCAGTGGTCGACGACCGCCCGCTGCAGCTTCCAGGTCCGGCCGAGCTTCGTGCCGCTATGACGATCGACCCCACCTACGCGACGTCGGACCCGCCGGCGATCACCCCGAACCCGGCGATCCACAACGTTCCGCCCCAGGACTCGCCGTCCACCCAGGAAATCGGGGTCATCGGCCGCGCGCACAACCTGTCGACCGGCACCGCGAATGGGGTGGCCTCGGCGCTGGTCGGAGGCCTGGGCGCCGGCGCTAACCCGTTCGCCGCGCTGGCGTCGTTCGGGGCCGAAGCCCTGCAGGCGATCGCCGACATCGCCACGCTGATCCTCAAGACCGGCGCCGAGGTGATCGACGACGTCGCGAACTTCATCGTCTCCGCCGTGCAGGGCGTCGCCAACATCATCGGCGCCATCATCCAAGGACTCGGCGGGATCCTCGGCGGCACCGGGACCGCCGCGGACGCCCAGCTCGTGCTGCAGGCCACCGCCGCGACGATCGCCGCCACCAACACCGCGGTGCAGTCGATGCAAGCCCAAGACGCCGCCGACTCCAACAACGGCATCAACGTCTTCCTGAACTTCTCCACCGCCACACTGGCCGGATTCACCGAGACCTACACCCCGGCCGGCTACGGCACACTCGGGATCAACAGCTCAGGCTATGCGCAGCTCAACCCCAGCGGCACAGCCAATTTCACCGGGCTGGCGCTGCACCCGACCCCGACCAACACCGACGACCAGATCGTCTCCGCCGTCTACTACAACGCGCCCGGCTCCTACAACTACTTCAACCTGTCCGAAGGCTCCGGCTATGACATCCTGATCGGCCGCTCCAACGCGTCGATGACCACCTACGTCTACGCCGAGATCAGCCCCATCCTGTACTCGATCCACAACGTGGTCAACGGGACAGACACGGTGCTGGCGCAGTGGACGCCCAGCGAACCGACGTTCTACGCCGGCGCCGCGTATTCGCTGTCCTGCGGGTTCGACGGCAACAACCATCCGCTGCTTCAAATCATCGTCAACGGTGTCGCGATCCTGGAATACCTCGACACCTCGGGTGTGACCAACTACGGTGCCGCATACCGGTATTGCGGCTTCGGGCTGGCCCAGTACGCGGGAATGGCGCCCTCCCAGATGGCGTCGTTCGGGTTCGTCGACGACGCTCCGGGCCCGATCATCGGTGACGTGTTCCAAGCCGGCAACCTGTCGACGATCACGTTGGCCAACAACATCAACTGCACGTTGGCGCCGGCCAACTACTTCAACAACATCCAGGCGCAGACCTCGAACTACACCTACGACCCGTCCACCAATAAGCTCACCGTCCACAAGTCGGCCATCTACAACGTGCGGGTCATGACCCAGTGGGTGCCGAAAAGTGGCGCCAGCTATGCCTATTTCGGTGTCGGGATCTTCAAAAACGGTCTGCTGTATGACACCGACGTCATCTGCCTGACTTCCCCGGGAGCGCTGCCGTACTACATCCAAAAGGGTGCATCGTTCATCGGTGTGCAGCTCGACGCCGGCGACTACGTCCAGCCGGGGTTCGTGTCCTACAGCAACTCCAGCTCCTACCGCAACACCATCGTCGGCGGCGGATCCGCCGACTTCTTCTGCGAAATCGCTAACACCGGAACGGCAGGATAAATCGTGATCACTGGATTCATGATGATCGCGCCGACAGTATCAGCGCAGCCTGGTCTGAGCGCCGAAATCGTTTTTCCGCAACCGAACACAGCGACCGGGCCGTTCAACTACGAGGTCACCCAAACCGACCTCACCGCCGACGCCACTGGCGCAGCGGAACTTTCGGGTGACCCGATCGTCGACGGCGACACTGTCACGCTCACCGTGACCGGGCTCGTCGACGGGCACGAGTTCGCGTTCACCTACACCGTCACCGGCGCCGACGGCATCACCGCGACATCGGCGGCCAGCACCCCGATCACCGCCACCGCGTAGGACCGTTCGCGATGGGCCCCGCGGTCGCCGACATCGTGACGTCGGCCTGGACGCTGGGCGCCGCTGTGCTTCTCGGGGTGCTTCTCGAATGGCTTTGGAACACAACGCATCACCATTGAGAGGAGGAGCGGGTTGGCGAGTTACGGTATGACACCGGCGTTCGCCAGCCTGCTTCTCTCGGCGTTGAGCGGTGGACGGCCGCGGGTACCGATCGTGTGCGCCCAGCTGCACAACGGCGCTCCGGGCTCGGCTGGACTGAGCAACCCGTCGGCGATCACGGCGCGCCAGGAGCTGACCGTTACCGCGCCGGACACGGGCGCTGTCGGGCTGACTGGCGTGCCTCCGTCTTGGGAGGTGACCGCCGCGGAAACGGTCGCGGCGGTGAGTCTCTGGTCGGGGTTTGACGGTGATCCGAGCGCGATGTGCATGTTCACGCTCCCGGCGCAGCCGCCGGTCACCGTGGCTGACGGGGACACGCTCGTGTTGGGGTCGTGCGGCTTGGAGTGGGCGCCCGCAGCTGCCGGCCTGTGGGCGCCGGCCAAGACCGTGACGGCGCCGACCGCGCGCGCCGCGGCCGGGATGCTGGCGCCCAGGGTCACTGCTGACGGTGTTGTCGCCGTGCCGCCGATGAACGCGGCCGCGGCCATGTTGGCGCCGGTGGTGCGGACGTACCGGACGCCCGCACCGACGATGCACGCCAACGCGGGGATGCTGACGCCATCGGTCACGGCCGGCGCCAAGGTGGCGGTGCCGTTGGCTATGGCCGCGGCGGCGGCGTTGGCGCCCACTGTGGCAACGCGCGAGGCTGTCGCGGCGCCGCTGATGACAGCCACGGCGGCCGCGCTGGCGCCGACCGCCACGACCAAGTCGGTCGTCTCGGTTCCGACGATGGCTGCCGCCGCGCAAACGCTGATGCCGAGATTGGCTGGCAGCGCGGTCATCCCGGTCATGACCGCGCAAGCCAGGGCCACCGAACTGGCGCCCACCGTCTCGGCGAGCGCGCGTATCGCCGCGCCGGCAGCCGCCGCAGCCGCGCAGATGCGTGTCCCGTCAGCGGCCGGGCCAACGTTCACCCCGTTCACCGAGACCAACGTCGAGCACACCAACCAGGCGGTGCCGGCCGGCTGCAACGGCTGCTGGGTGACCGCCAATGGTGGCGGCGCGGCCGGCCAAAACGGTGTCGGCAACCATCTCGCCTCGGGCATGGGCGGCGGCGGCAGCGGCGCCCGTATCGACCGCGTCTGGATTCCCCGCTCGCTGCTTGGCACCACCTACTCGACCGGCTACGGCCGCGGCGGCGCAACCGCGGCGGCCGCGGGCGGCGACACGTTCTTCCGGTCCGGCAACGTCAACCTCACCGCCGGCGGCGGCCAGCCCGGCAGCGGAGCCACCGGCGGCGCCGGGGGCACCCCGACGGCGGCCGGTGTGACCGGGGTGGTCACCCATCCCGGCTGCGCCGGAGGCACCGGCACGACCGCCGGCGGCGGCGGCGCGGCGCCAGCGACACCGTCAACGAAGTCGGCGGCGGCGGCGGGCGGCGGCTCCGGCAACAGCGGCGGCGGCGGGCGGGCGGCAACTCACCGTCTGCGGCCGGCGGTGCAGCCAGCACGGGCGGCGGCTCCGTCGGCGGCAGCGGCCAACCCGGCGCGGATGCCGCTGCTGGCCATGACGCCGGCGGCGGCGGCAGCGGCGGCGGTGTCGGCATCGTCATCTTCGGCTCCGGGCACGGCGGCCCCGGCGGCAAAGGCGGCAACGCGGGCGCCGGCGGCGGCAGCGGCGGCAACGGAAACTCCAACGGCGGCGTCGGCGGCGCATTCGCCCCGGCAGCGACGGACACCTCTTGGTCGAATGGCAATAACACGAAAGGCCAACACAATCCGATGACTATGACAGCAGCCCTCTACGGCGGTTTTCTGCAATCCCTTGCCAACAAACAGATCAACCTCAACACTGACAGCTTCCATGTGATGCTGCTCGGCTCCGGCTACACCCCGTCGGATGCGCACCGCTACCAGTCCGACATCGCCGCCCAGGAGATCACTGGAACCGGATACACCGCTGGCGGGCAAGCACTTTCAAGCGTGACTACCAGTTACGCGTCGAACACGCTGACATTTACGGCCAACAACATCTCATGGGGACCGGACTCCACGATCTCGGCCCAGTACGCCGCGATCGTCGACGTCACACCCGGCGCGGCCGCGTCGAACCCGCTCATCGGCTACGTGAACTACGGAGAGCTCGTCTCCGACACCGACGGCACGTTCGAGATCGATTGGAACGCCGCCGGGATCTTCCAAATCACCCACTCCTAAGGCGGATTTCATGGCTTACGGAATCACCCCCGCGTTCGCGGATCTCTTTCTCGCGACGCTGAACAACGTGCCGCTGACCGTCCCCATCGTCTGCGCGCAGCTGCACAACGGGGATCCCGGCAACGCGGGAACGTCCAACCTGTCCGCGGTGACGTCGCGTCAGCAGCTCGCGGTCGACACCCCCACGAACGGGGCCACCGAGCTCACCGGCGCGGCGCCGTCGTGGAACATGACCACCGGCGAGACCATCGAAGCCGTCAGCCTGTGGACGGGTTTCGATGGCGACGCCTCCGCGGTGTGCATGTTCACGCTGGCCGCCAACCCGCCCGTCACCGTCGCCGACGGCGACGTGCTGCTCCTCAACGTCTGCAACCTCACCACCACCGGGATGGCGTCCTGACATGGCAGTCATCTTCGACTCGTCGACCACCGCAATCGCATCGATCGCGGGATCGGCCACCACCGGCAGCACACCGGCGACGACGCATAACGTCAGCCGCAGCGCCCCCAATCCCGCCGTGATCGCGGCGGTCGAATGGGTCGGGACGGTCGACGCATCCGGGCCACGTTCGCCGTCGAATTCGGCGGCCAAGCCATGACGCCGGTCCCCGAAGCCCAAGCGTTTTGGAACTCCAACACCGGCATGGTGCAGCTGTTCTACCTCCTGAACCCGCCGACGGGCGCGCAGACCGTGACAGCGTCCGTGACGGGCATGGGCACCGAATCCGGTGCCCGCACCCTGGCGCTGGCCACCGCCAGCTACTCCGGAGTCGCCGGTGTCGGTTCCGGCACAACAGCATCCGGGGCGTCAGCAGCGCTGGCGGTCACCTCACCGACCGCGCCGCTGTTCGTCAACGCGTTCGGCTGCACCGTCGCCGCCGGGGGCGACTCGTTCGCCTCTTACAACCAGACCAGCCGAGCCAACATCGCCTCGGTCGCCAACACCAACCAGCCGCTGCTGATCGGCGACGCCGCCGGCAGCGGCCTGGTCGACTTCACCGCGACCGCGCCCGCCGCCAGTGAGGAATGGGCCGGCCTCGGTGTCGGATTATTGGGCAACGCAATCAGTTTCGACGCAGTCGGAACCGACGCAGCCGGCTACCTCGCAGAGGGCAGCATCGCGCACACCCTCGCCGCGGACGCCACCGCGTTGCTCGCCGCGGTCAACATCTACAACACCGCGGCGGTGACCCTGACCGCGGAAGTCGGCAGCAAACCGATGACCCTGCTCGCCAGCGAAACGTACGGTCTCTACAGCAGCAACCCGTGGCTCTACCCGTTCGGCTCGCTGTACCTGTTCGGGGTCATCGACCCACCCGTGGGGGCGCAGACGATCAAGGTGAATTCCTCAGCGCCCGTGTACATGACGGCGCAGTCGGTGTCCTACATCGGCGCTTTGGGATTCGACACCCCGGTCTCGAGTAACGGTGCGCTCAATCAGCTGACCGCGCCGTCGACGAAGCCGGCCGCGAGGCTGGTGGCCGCGCACGGGATCACGCCGCGGGCGAACGCGTTCGGCTACAACCAGACGAAACGGGCGATCGTCAACTCGAGCAGCGCCGACCAGATCCTGCTGCTCGGGGACGCGGCCGGCGCGCCGTATGTGGTGTCCGCGGCCAGCATGTCGGCCTACACGCCGGCCTGGGGTGCCGTCGCGGTGAACCTACTCCCGGCGCCGGTGACGCTCAACGTCTCGGCCGTCATCGGCCCCATCGTGGGATCGGCGAGCCTGGCCGACTATCGGGTGCACACCCCGTCGCCGCTGCGCACCTACTCGGTGCCGGTCGGAAGCACCGAGGTGGTGACCAGCTTCGGCCGGGTCGGCCCGACCTGGACCCAGGCCGCCGACGCGGTGCTGGACTACACCTTCGATTTCACGAACTGGCTTGCCGGAACAGGGGATAGCGTCGCGGCGGCCACCTTCACCCCGGTCAGCCCGGGGCTGACGGTGGTGTCGGTCAACGTCACGACCACGCAGGCCACCGGGTGGCTCACCGGCGGCGTCACCGGCGGCGTCTACCCGGTGATCGTGCACATCGTCACCGAGTACGGCCGCCAGTACGACCAGACCTTCAACCTGATCATCCAACAGACCTAAGCGGGTGGACTTTTGGCTGCTGCCGCCAGAGATCAACTCAGCCCGCATGTATGCCGGTGCGGGCTCTGGCCCATTCCTAACCGCAGCACACGCCTGGGATGCGATCTCTGCGCAGTTAGCCGAAAGCGCCGCCGGTTTCCGTTCAACGGTGCTTGGGCTCGCCGCATCCTGGCGCGGGCCGTCCGCCGACGCGATGACCGCAAGCGCGCTGGCCTACGCGGCGTGGCTGACCACGACCGCCGCGCAAGCTGAGCACACCGCCAACGCCGCGCGCGCCGCGGCCGCAGCGTACGAGTCAGCCCGCGCCGCCACCGTGCCGCCCGCGCTGGTCGCCGCCAACCGGGCCCAACTACGCGTGCTGGTCGCGACCAACCTGCTCGGCCAGAACACCCCAGCCATCGCCGCCCTCGAAGCCCAGTACCTCGAGATGTGGGCCCAAGACACCGCCGCGATGGCGCACTACCAAGCCAATTCGGCCGCAGCAGCCCAGCTATCCCCGTTCACCGCGCCCTCGCAGATCAGCCATTTAGCAGCTAAACCGCAGTCGGCCACCACGGCAGGCATCGCGCAGGAAATCGTGTCGCTGCTGAACCCGAACAATGTGCCGATCTTCGGGCTCGACAACGGCAGCCTGCTCGGCCAATACCTGCAGTCGTTCCTGTCGTCGGGGCCCTACGACGTCCCGTTCGCCGTGTTGGGCCTGTTCTCCTCGCTGTGGGCGATGAGCGCACCCGGCACCGCGGTGGCCAACGCGCTCAACCGACTCTCGGCGGAAGCCACCGGGGCGGTAGCCGCGCCGGCGGTCGCGGTCAGCAGCGTCCGGGCAGCGTTCGGCAACGCCACGCGGGTCGGGCCGCTGTCGGCGCCACAGCAGTGGTGGACGCAGCCACCAAACAACACCGTCCCCGCGGCCCCGGCAGCCGCGCGACCGCTACCGGCCACCGAGACCCCGACACCGCTACCGCTGCCCACCCCGATCCCCGCGCGCGGCGGCACACCGCCCAAGCAGCCGCGCCCCGAACCCGAATACGGCGGCCTCGTCCGATTCGTCACCAGACCGCCAGCCGGCGGCTGACAGAAGGAGAACCCTCGTGAAATACGGCCTTGGCCTCAAACCCGTTGTGGCCCAACCCCGAGTCCGCTTGTGCGACTACTACACCAGCGACCTCCCGTCGGTCGAGTCGCTGAAATACCCACTCGGCCACGCCGATGCGATCCAGCCGCACATGTTCATGAACGACCAGCTGGGCGACTGCGCAATCGCGGGCAGCATCGAAGAGATCCGGCTGGCCAACGCGCTGCGCGGCGTTACGGTCAACTTCACCGACGAGACCGCGGTCCAGAACTACTCCGAGATCACCGGCTACGTGCCCGGTGACCCGAGCACCGACCAGGGCACCGACGTGCACGAGCTGTACGAGTTCCGGCAGAACACCGGCCTGGTCGACGCCGACGGCAACCGGCACAAGATCGTCGCCTACGCCGGCCTGACCCCGGGTGACTTCGACGAGCTGCTGATCGCCCTGTCGCTGTTCGACATGGTCGGCATCGGTATCCAGGTGCCCGACTACTGCGAGGCGGAGTTCGAGGCCGGCCAGCCCTGGCATCTGCTCCGTGGCCGGCATCGCATCGAAGGCGGCCACTACATTCCCGTCGTCGACGCCGCGAGCCGCACCGAGGCCGGCCTGTTCACGTGGGGCGGTCACGGCGGCATCACCGCCCCCTTCTACGCGACGTACAACACGGTCGCGGTCGTCGCGCTCACCGAGGAACTGTTCACCGGCGGCAAGTCCCCGGAGGGTGTCGACTTCAACCGGCTGGCAACGGATTTGAACCTGCTCAACACCGGCCCGGTCATGTCAAAAGCGCCGCGCGGCAAGCGCGGCCGGGTCAGCGTCGACGACGCCGACGCCGGCGAGCCGCCGAGCGGGATCCGCCCGGACGACGCCGACCCCGGCGAGCAGATCAGCGCCGGCTGATGGACTGAACCTCCCCAATCACGCACTCACGCAAAGGAATCTGCTATGAAATCGTCTGGTCACCCCGAGCTGGTCGGAGAAACCCGCTACCAGGCCGGCGCTACCGCCACCGCTGTCGTCGTCGACGGGCGACTGCAGTGGGAGGTGCGCCGCCACGGCGACGACCACGTCCGCTACACCGACCGCCTCGCACACATCAGCCACTGGTCAACCGAACGTGAACTGTCCGCGCTGCGGCGCTCGCCGGTCGCCGACTTCCCGCGCCTCGGCGGGCCGGCCGGCGGCACGTTGTTCTACCCGGACTGCTCCAACAACAACTGGAACTCCGAGCAGGACGCGGTCGACTTCGTCAACCAGCTGATCCCGCAGGGCTTTTCGGGCATGTGCCACAAGGTTTCCGAGGGCGACTACTACGAGGATCCGTTCTGGCCGGTCGTCCTTCAGGCCTGCCGGGACGCCAACCTTCCGGTGCTGGGCTACCACTACGTCACCACCAACAACCTTGGCGCCCAGGCGCAGACCTACCTGGCGGCCGGCGGCCTGCCCAACGCGATGTTCGACTGGGAGGCCAACGGCGGCGACCTCGCCAACTACTACGCCGTCGCCTCGGCGTTCAACGCCGCCGGCATCACCGTCGGGGTCGGCTACTGTCCGCGCTGGTATTTCGACGAGGTCGGAGGCGGCGACCTGTCCCAGGCCGGCGCGATCGTCTCCTCGGCCTACCCGGGCGGCACTGGTTACGCCTCACAGATTTACGAAGCCGCGGGCGGTGACGAAGGCTCCGGCTGGGCGCCCTACGGGGGCGTCACACCCACCTGCTGGCAGTTCACCGACCAAGCCCTGGTCGCCGGGATCACCGTCGACTGCAACGCCTTCAAAGGCACCGAAGACCAGCTCGCACAACTGTTTACAGGAGGAACCGTGACACAGCCAGAATCCACCGAGCAGCAAGAAATCGACGCGATCGCTGGGCAGCTCGGCGCGTGGCCGCAGCTGGCCGGCAAGCCCGACGCCCTGGCGGTGCTGGCGCAGAAGATCGCCGACGGCGACGATCTGACCCTGGTCGATGCGGTCGCCGCGCACATCTTCGGTTTGCTGCCGGTGCAAACCCTGGCGACGATCGGCGGCCCGGCGAAGCTCGGCGCCATGAGCCCGAATGCGGGAGCGATCGCGCAGACCGTCATGTGCGCGCTGGCCGGCATCGACGCCCAAACCGGGGCGCCGCTGTCCTACCGTCAGGTCGACCAGCTCCACGAGTACGAAGGCCCGGGCGTCTACTTCCCGCCCGAGGCGCCCGGCCAGACCACCTCGTCGGTGCTCGACGTCGAGACGACCAGCGGCAAAGTCGGGCTGCGCCTGTACAAGGGGCTGGACTGGTTCGACATGATCGTCGCGCTGTACCAGCAGGCCGGCGAGCCCACCCCGAAGGCCGCGTCGTGACCGCTGCGGTCACCTGGGCCAACATCATGGACGCCCTGGCCGGTGTCTCGTCGACGTCGGCGTTCGTCGACCACACCGGCGTGTCCTGGGCGATCAGCGGTGAGCTGCCGATCGTGCTGATGACGTGGGCGGGCACCGGGTCGGCGATGGACAACACCGGATGGCCGCAGCCGGCCGCGGTCGCCCAGGCCGCCGCCGCGGCGTTCCCGAACGTGTTCACCTGGCAGCCCGTCGGGAACTACCCCGCGTCGATCTTCAACCCAAACATGGGCGCCTCCGCGCTGGACGGGAAGAACGAAGGGGTCCGGCTGGCGACCGACGTGTGGCCGAACAACCTGATCATCCCCATCGGCTACTCCCAGGGCGCGATCTGCGGCAGCTGGTGGTGGCGCGACTTCATCCTCGCCAACGGGCTGCAAGCCCGGGTGCCGGCCGCGCTGATGTGGGGCAACCCGCTGCGCTCACCCGGCTACGCCAACGGCAACGCCTACGCCGGCTGGGGAATGCCCGGCCTGCGCGACGGCCAGGTCACCGGAGGCATCTCCGGCCCCGACTGCCTCACCCCGGCCCAAACCCCGTCCAACTGGCTCGATTTCGTGTGGCTCGGCACCGACGGGGGCGCCACCGAGCTGTACACCAACGCGCCCATCGGCACCGACCCGTGGACCGCGGAAACCGAAGTCGGACACGACGAAACCCTGATCTACAACATCATCGTGTCGCAGGACTTCGGCGGCACCATCGAAGGCCTCGTCGCGCTGATCGAGGCCGCGGTCGAGCAGTTCGTCAACCCGATCACGATGGTCATCGCGATGGCCGAAGCGATCTGGAACGGCCTGCAATTCGTGGCCGCCGGCCCGTCAGCGGACCACTACGCGTACGACATCACCCCGATGATCAACTACCTGACCCAGGTGGTCGCACCGCAGTTCGCCTAGAGCCCTGCGCGGGCAGCGTCGCCCGCGCAGTCGAATCACCCTCTCCTGAAAGGAAATACCGTCATGACCACTATCGATCCCGCCCAGCTCAAGGCCGACGCCGAAACCCTCGTCAAGGACGCCGAAACCGTGCTCCAAGTGATCGAAGACCTGCCGCTGCCCGAGCAGGTGAAGGCGTTCATCGCCAAGGCCGAGGTGTTCGTCAAGGACGTCGACGCCTTCCTGTCGGCCTGACCTGACTGGAAACCCGCCGGGCGACAAACACCTGCCGCCCCGCGGGGTTTCCTAGACCTGAAAGGCCAACGTGGCGATCAACTGGAAGTGGCCCGGCTGGACCTGGGCGGCCAACACGTTCGAGTTCGCGGGAGTGGCGTTCGCCGCCGCACTGCTGGCGGCGTGGCAGGACGCCCCACGACATGACCTCGGCGCCCTCGACTGGCCACACGCGCTCTCCCACGGCGGCTACGAAGCCCTCGGCGTGGTGTTGTACGCGGTCGTCGGGTTGAAGGTGCCCAACCGGACGGCCAGCTGGCTGCGCAACGTCGTGGCCAGGCCACGCCGCAGCGCCGGCCGGTGAACTGGACGATCTGGGGGCCGGTCTTCGGCTCCCTCGTGGTCGCCGTCATCGGCCTACTCGGGGTGCTGTTCCAAGCCAAGAAGAACCACCAAGCCTCACTGGAGCAGATCGACACCCTCAAGGAACAGGCCAACGCCGCCACAATCCAAGCCAACGCCGCGCTGGAAGCCGCCCGCGCATCGACGAAGACCGCCGAGGCGACCGCGCAGGCGGCCATCAACGACACCTTCACCAAGGCCTACGCGGCGGCCAGCGAGAACTGGGCCCGCTACACCGACGCCATCGAGAAGCGGCTCCAAGAGCAGGGCGAAGAGATCGTCGAGAACGCCAAACGCATCGACAAGGCCGAGAGGCTCGCCGAAGCCGACCGCCAGGCCCGCGACGTCGCGGAGAAGAAGTTCCGGATCGCCGAGGCATGGATGCGGCGCACAATCCGCTGGATCAAGGAGAACCTGCCCGGCGCCGACTACCCGCCGATCCCTCCCGAACTCGACATCGAACTATGAGGCCGGCCGATCACCCGCTGCTGGTGCTGGTGGCCGGCTGGACCGCGGTGGTGGTGCTCATGGGCGCGATCCTCGCGATGATCCTCGACCGGTGGTGAGCCGGCCGGGTCAGTGCCCGGCTCCCGGGCAGGTGATCGAGGTCGCCTGAGCGGTCCAGCGTTGAGCGGGCCCGAAATCCCACCCGGTCTTGTTCCGCACGAATTGGATCGCATCGGCTTGGCTGCCCCCGCCCCAGAGCACATCGCACGTCGAGGTTGCGAGCTGCTCCGGCGTCCAGCTGCTGTCCGTCGGCGGCAGCGTAGGCGCTGCTTGCACGGTCACTGTCGCCGGCGGCACTGCCGTGACGGTCACCGTTGACGGCGGTGGCACAGCCACAGGCCCCAGCGTGCGGACGGCCGGCGGGGGCGCGCTGCCGGCGGGTGGAAGCGCCGCGACCGTGGGCGCCGGCGTCGGGGCCGCCACGCTCGGCGCAGGTGCGCTCGAGCGCGGGCTGAACCAGTACCACGGGAAGCCGAAGATCAGGATCAACAGGCCGGCCGGCACCACTCCGATCAGCGCGGCGTAGCCGCAGGTGCGGGCCCACGATCGGCCGGCGGCCGGCGCCGGCTCCAGGCCGGCCTCGTCTTCGCAGGCCGACCACGCCAACTCCGGGGCTACCTCGGTGACCGGCGGGACGACCTCGGTCTCGTCACCACCCGCGCCATGCGACGTCCCCGCGACGGTCTCATCGGCCGATTCCGCAGTCTCGGTCTCTTCGCTCACAACTTGTCCCATGGGCAGTAATTGACCAGAGACGCCGCGACGATCACGGAGGCCTGCTCACGGTTGAGCCACCCATCGCCGATGGCGACGAGCTTGTTGGCGGCTTCGCCGGGGGTCTGGCCGTTGTTGTCGATGTCGTAGCAGACCGAGTGGCCGATACCTATCAGCTCGGTATCGCTGCTGCATTTCAGCGCGCCCTCGCCGCACCCGAGGTTGTGTTGCTCGAGGAAACTGATGAAGTCAGCATCGCCGTTGTCGGCTCGGGCTGATGGCGTGGCTGCGAATGCGGTTAGGGCGCAAGCCAGCAGGAGCGCGTGGGTCCTCACAGCGGGATCGTAACTCCTTCCTGTTGTACGCGCGACAAATCTAGGAGGCACCCCGGAAAGGATTCAGTCGACCGACCGCCGCGGCTCGGCGTTCGTCGGTCACACAGGTGTAGATCTGGGTGGTCGACAGCGAGCGGTGCCGCAGAAGCTCTTGCACGGTGCGCAGATCGGCGCCGTCATCGAGCAGTGTGGTGCCGTACCAGTGCCGGAGCCCATGCGGTGTGCCGCGCACGCCGGCGCGGCGCATCGCGTTGCCGATGATGTCGCTGACCGATTTGGAATGCACATGGTCGCCCGGGCGCCGCGAGTTCGCCGGGAACCACCACCCCCGCGTCGGCATCGTCAAGGCCGCATCGACGAGAAGCACGTGCAGCGGCAGCCAAGCGCTGCGCTTGCCCTTGCCGACGACGTGGATCGCGGGCTTGGCGATGTCGATGTCCTCGCCGCGGACCCGTGAGATCTCCGCGACGCGTAGGCCGCCGAGCGCCGCGAGGAGAATCATCACCCGCGTGCGGTGGTGCATTGGGGTCAGCAACAAGCGGACTAAATCGTCATCGCTGACGGGGCGGGGAACCCTTTCTGGATAACGGGGTGCCCCCAGTTTGACCATTGGGTCGTCGATTCGGTGGTCCATAATTGTTAGCCACTTGAACCACGCCCGCAAATAGCTGTGGTAAGTCGCTGCTGTCGCGCCAGACCATTCTGTGTGCCTGTTCATCCAGTGGATTATCTCGATGGGCTGAGCCGAAACCGGTGAGCAGCCAGTCTCTTCCGCAAACAGAGTGACGACTCGGATCCTTTCGCTAATGGTTACGTCGGACCGCCTGGCAGCGAATTGCCATAGCTCCCACTGCTCAATCAACGGATGTCTAATTGTCACGGCCGGAACTAAATCATGAGTTTTCTTTGAGTTTGGTGACGGTTGCATCGCAATTACGTCAAGGCCTCCGGATCCCATTGTGGCGTCCGTCACTTTTCCGTAACTCACGCCGCATGATCCAGACTTTTAATCCGCAGGTCCTAGGTTCGAGTCCTAGTGGGGGCACCAGACGTATAATGTATGACGTCGGCTGATGCGTGACATTTCGCCTTCGGTTGATGCGTGTCAGTGTTTCGGCTGATGCGTGACAGTTGTTTCGGCTGATCGGTGACACTCCCTAGATGAGGGAGTTAAGTGTGGCTGAGCAGCGGTATCAGGCCGTGATGGCGGTAATCAGTGACGGATTGTCGGTGTCGCAGGCCGCAGAGAAGTTCGGGGTGGCGCGTCAGACGCTGCACCGATGGCTGGCCCGGTATGAAGCCGCGGGCCTGGAGGGGCTGGTGGATCGGTCGCATCGGCCGGTGAGTTGTCCGCATCAGATGCCGGCGATAGTGGAGGCGGCGGTGTTGGAGTTGCGGCGGTCGCGGCCGTATTGGGGACCGCGGCGGCTGGTGTTCGAGTTGGCCAAGCGAGGTGTCCATCCGGTGCCGTCGGAGTCGGCGGTGTATCGAGCGCTGGTGCGGGCCGGTCTGATCGACCCGAGCGTGCGGGATCGGCGCTCGCGCAAGTGGAAGCGCTGGGAGCGCGGGGCGCCGATGGAGTTGTGGCAGCTCGACATCGTCGGCGGGTTCCCGCTGGCCGATGGCACCAGCGCCAAAGCCCTGACCGGCATCGATGATCATTCCCGGATGTGTGTGTGCGCCAAGCTGATGGCCCGTGAGCGCACCCGCGCGGTCTGCGACGGATTACGAGCGGCGCTGGCCGCTTACGGGGTGCCTGAGCAGATCTTGACCGATAACGGCAAGGTGTTCACCGGGCGGTTTTGTCATCCACCGGTCGAGGTGCTCTTTGATGCGATCTGCCGCGAGCACGGCATCGAACATCTGTTGACCCAACCGCGCAGCCCGACCACGACCGGCAAAATCGAGCGGTTTCACCGCAGTCTGCGCGCTGAGTTCCTTAGCGGCCGTGAGCCTTTCACCAACCTCAAGGTCGCTCAGCAGGCACTCGATGAGTGGGTCGAGGACTACAACACCACCCGGCCGCACCAAGCCCCAAAAGATGATCACACCGGCTCAACGGTTTCACTCCGGTGCGCCGGCATCACCACCGTCGAACTCGTGTGCCCGACACGTCGACCGCAGTGGCGATGACTAGGTGAGTCGGCGGGTGTGCTCCAACGGCATCGTGTGCGTGTCCTGGCAGCAGGTCTGTATCGGGCGCCACTACGCCGGCGCCCGCTGCGATGTCCACGTCGATGGGGACCTGCTGCGGTTTTGGGTCGGCGACAATCTGGTCAAAACCGCCGCACGCACCAGCCGCGGCGAGGTACGAAACAAACGGGCCCTGCGCACCAACGCACCGGCCTAAAACACAACCCAGAGTGTCACCGATCAACCGACATAGAAATGTCACCCATCAACCGACTCTGAACAGGGGGGCACCAAGGCAAATGTCCAAGTCAGGGCATTTGCCGCGCAGTACCGACAACCGGCCTTCCCGGCATGGCCCGGCAGTCAGCGTCAGCATCGTGTCAGCAGTCAGGTGACTCACGTCGACTGAAGCCGACGCAGGCAAGGCAAGCCGCTGAAAGGGGCAGAACGAAGCACCCCGTCCCCTGGCAACGATCACAGCTGTCACACCCGCACCATGCCCCGTAGTTACCGCAGGCCGGAGGGTTGCGGCTTTCGTAGCCAGGTCCAACGCCAGCAAACGGCACGCGCTTATCGTTAACGGCTTCTAAAGGGCTGAAAGCGGCATTGATGTGACAGATAGCTACTTATGGGTAATGGTTTCGGCGTGCCGCTGACGACGGCACTAGGGCGCAGGAAAACGGCGCGCGACCGATTGAGTCGGCCCACGAGAGCAGCACGGCCAAGCGGAACGCAAACAGTCCGGCGTTGAAGTCACGGCCCTTCGGGAGGCACGCGCGAGAACGCGGTCCACCTTTCACCGTTCGGTGTGAGGGTGCGCGTTTTCCGCACCTTGACAACCTCACAGTGCCCCGCCTTGGGCTGGGCCAGTTAGACATGGAGCCGACTTTGCATCCTGCGTCTACCCGAACACGGACGAAGTAGGCGCGAGGCAATTCGTGCTGAAGGGGGTACGAGCCCGACGACCCGGCCGTACTGGAAGCCCTAGAGCTGGTACGGCTGCAACCGGCGATGCTGCCCAGGAGCCCCTTACGCATCTAAGCCTGCCGGAATAGAATCTCGCGCCGTGACGGGAGGCACCCAGTTCGAAGGCCAAGCGTATGTCTTATCTCCAGTCGGACTAGCGGATTCTGCGCCCGCGGGCAGCTACGCCTTCCGCAACCGTTTCGACATCACAAGCAACAGCCGTTTTAACGTATCTGACGGAACGTACATCCTAAGCGATGCGCAAGAGTACGTTTGCTTGACATCCACCTTAGGGTCAAAGACGATCAAAAATTGCACTAGCCTTGCCTTATGGGGAAGCGCCTACGCAGATTTTGACACAGCGTTGATTGCGGGACGTAAATGGCGTCAAATTGCTACCTGGATATTTGCGCAGCTTGCGATAGCATGCGATTTCGGTGACGATGATGAAGAGAATTTGAACCCACTCGACAATGTACCACTACATATTCGGTACAGTGTCGGCATAAGTGACGATGATCGCGCGTATAGAGACCGCGTGGGATTGCTGGTTTTTCCGGTGCACCCCCGCGAACCACGGTTCGTCTACTTTGCGTATGAAGCGGTTGGCCTGTCGGGCTTAGGCGATTTGCCGAACCTGATCACGAAGGCTCAGCACCAGCATAGTACGCCGTGGCCGGAGCAGCTACGCCTTGCCTGGGACTTGGTCCATGCGGGATTGGGTGACCCGAATCCGGAGGCAAAATACATTCTGACAGTCACCGCTGTCGAGGCCTTAATTCCGTATCGAGAAGAACACGCTCATCTGTCTGGGCTCCTTGACGCTTTAAAGCCGATAGCTGACGGCCTTGCGCAATTCGATGAAGACACGAAAGAAGAGGTTAAAAAGCTTCTTCAGAACAACAAAATGAATTCTGTCCGTAGATATGGACTTCAGCTTGCTGATCGCCTACCTGGAACCTATGACGGCCTGGCACCGAAGAAATACTTTGACAAAGCCTACGGCACGCGCAGCGACCTCGCGCACGGCAACCTGAGAAATAAAGCTAATCTTACTAAAAGTGCGCTAATCCACCAATACGATGAACTACGTCGCTTCGTTATAGATATTCTAGATTCCTGGGCCGCGAACCCAAATTTCGCTTCGCCACCTAAAGCAGCTGGAAAATAAAGGGAAACCGAGGCCCTAACGGACAAGTAATTCTAACGGGGTCTGTTGGACACCTTGATGTGCTTCTCGCACGGCGGACCGGTACCGCGATACCGGCCACCTTCAGACGGCGGAGCAGCTCTGAGTTCCTTAGGCTCGAGGCCCGATCCCCACGAAAATTCCGATGCCTCAGCGTCAAGGGCGTCCATGTCCATCGCGTGCCGGGGGTTGTAGTCAGATACTCCCGGCATCCTGTGAACCTTCCTGAAGCGCAGTTGTACTAGCAGTACGGTTCTCGACGCCGGCTAGGACAGCGTTGGCCGTCGCCACGGCAACGATCACCGCGGACAGGTTGGCCTGCAACCAATCTGAGGGTGTCATCTCGGGATCACCGGGACCGTGTAATTACCGCTGGCCTTGATTTGCGTCACGCAAGCCTGGCCGCGACGGCGCACACCCACACCAAAGCTGCGCTGGAAAATGCATCCTGGATCGGGTAGCCAGGAACGCGGCCGGGAATGTTTCGCAGACCTCGATACTGGGTCTGCACGTGCTCGCGAAAGCCGATGGCGTTGTCAGGGCTGTTGGCTCCGTAGGTTGCGACCACGGCGAAGTAGTCCTCAGCGATGAAATCGGATTGGATCACCCATACCGGGCCGTAGGAGCCTTGCACCTTGAGGCCGTTGTACGACTCCGGTGCCACCTGGCCGACGATCTCGTCGGGTGAGAAGTAGGCGGGAGCGCCAGCGCTGGGAATGTAGTCGTGTTTGGCGATGATGTCCGGCGCGTTCTGCACCCCAGCTTTGAACGATGCCACCACTTCGGCCTGGGCCGGGTTCATCAACGCCAAAAGCTTTGAGTTGGGTTCGGTCCCATAGCCGTGCTCGGTGACCTGACGGATGGCGGTTTCCAGGTCTCCGGAGTCGATAGTGTCGCTACCAGATACCAGGTAGTGCTGATGAGCTGTGGTGAAATCCTTGCCCAGATACGCGGGCGGAACCATCGAATCACCGTTATAGAGACCGTAAACCGTGTGGCCCCATTCGTTTGAGGTCTGCGCGGGATCAAACAGGCGCTGCAAGATGGTGCCGGTGGTCAGCTTGTTGTCGGCTTCCAACGCATAGTTGGCAACGGCGCGAACCTGCTCGGCCGTAGAGTCCCTCAGGTACTTCCACGTCCAGCGTGACGCTTTGTCATAGTCCTTGAACGTGTAGCCCATGAGCGCGTAATCAGCTGGCGGACGGATGGACTCGGGCTCACCGAACTCGGATGCTTCCTCGAAGCTATCGCTGGACCTGCTTTGCGGGATGGCGTCGGCGGTATTAGTCGTGTTGAACGTCAGAAGGCGTGTCAGAGCACTACGTTCGGCGTTCCAAGCCCTCACCACTGCCGCGACTTCGTCCCAGATGACATTTAGGTCTACGCCGTCAGCGGTGGTATTGACCAGCACGTCGCCTTCAGTGGCGTAACCGCCTTCCGCGCCGTACGGCGACAGATGCAAAAGCGACTGCAAGAGATCGGGGTTGATTCGGGGAGTCGTAAGAGCACTCATTTGTGCGAGCCTTTCCAAAGTTGTTCTGTAACACCAGGCTCGCAAGCGCGGCCCGGACTGAAAGGACTCTCAGCCGCGCCTGCGCTAGGTGCCGACTCACGCCGTACAGGAACTTACGCGGTCCATGCCGCCGCCCGCTGAAACCACTTATAGGTTGAGCAGCAGGGGAGGAAACGATGACCGAACAGGCGAAGCTTGCTGGTTGATGAGGGTAGACACCATCTTCGGCCCCAAAGCCGGAGATCATGAAGACATTCGCGGCGTGATCAATGCCGGACACCGCAGAAGCGGAACGTCTTCTCGGTGCGTGGTGCAGGGCAGCAATGTGGAGGTTGTAGATTTCCCCGCCTACGGCGCGGTGGGTCTTGCTGGCTTGGACGATCTTCCGGACACCATCATGAGCCGCGCCGTGGTGGTGTCAATGAAGCGCCCGCGCCTCCTGGCGAGACGGTCAAGCCCTGGCGCATTCGGGAGGACGAACCCAAAGCCGCGCTTCTCGGCGCCCGTCTTGCGCAATGGGCACTGCAGGTCAAGCAAAAACTCTGGGACGGAAACCCAATACGTAGTCGCGTGGCCGGACATGCCGGAAGGGATTGCCGACCGGGCGGCGGACTGCTGGGAAGCATTGCTGGCGTGCGCATCGTTTGCGGGCGGTCACTGGCCTCTGACCTGCGACAATGCGGCACTTGCGGCACTTGCGGATCTGCGAGACATGGGGGAGCCGACCAGCACCGGCGTGCAACTGCTGGCCGACCTCCACCGAATCTTCCTCTCTAAGAGGGGCGAATCCCTCATGAAAGAGAACACCAAACCAGCTCTTAAGACGCCGCAACTCCTCAAAATGCTTGAGAGCCTTGATGAATCACCCTGGAAAAGCTACCGCCGTGACGGAACTCCGCTTGGCTCTAGGGACTTATCGCAACTGCTGAAGCCCTACGGAATCAAGAGCACCAACATCTGGTGGAGTATGTCAATGGCCAAGTAGAAGTCCCCGCTGGTGGCCAGCAGAAGTCCCCACTCCGCTGCGGGTGGTTGGCTAATTCTTGGCGGCTCCCTTCTTGTGGTCGGCGTGGCGCATCCGGTAGGACTCGCCGGAGGTGACGACGATGCTGGCGTGGTGCAGCAGCCGATCGAGGATGCTGGCGGCGGTGGTGTGCTCGGGCAGGAATCGCCCCCATTGTTCGAAGGGCCAATGCGAGGCGATGGCCAGGGAGCGGCGCTCGTAGCCGGCAGCCACGAGCCGGAACAACAGTTGAGTCCCGGTGTCGTCGAGCGGGGCGAAGCCGATCTCGTCCAAGATGACCAGATCCGCGCGGAGCAGGGTGTCGATGATCTTGCCGACGGTGTTGTCGGCCAGGCCGCGGTAGAGGACCTCGATCAGGTCGGCGGCGGTGAAGTAGCGGACTTTGAATCCGGCGTGGACGGCAGCGTGCCCGCAGCCGATGAGCAGGTGACTTTTGCCCGTACCAGGTGGGCCAATGACCGCCAGGTTCTGTTGTGCCCGAATCCATTCCAGGCTCGACAGGTAGTCGAACGTGGCTGCGGTGATCGACGATCCGGTGACGTCGAACCCGTCGAGGGTCTTGGTGACCGGGAAGGCTGCGGCCTTGAGACGGTTGGCGGTGTTGGAGGCATCGCGGGCAGCGATCTCGGCCTCAACCAACGTCCGCAGGATCTCCTCCGGTGTCCAGCGTTGCGTCTTGGCGACTTGCAACACCTCGGCGGCGTTGCGGCGCACCGTGGCCAGCTTCAACCGCCGCAGCGCCGCGTCAAGGTCAGCAGCCAGCGGTGCCGCCGAGGACGGTGCCACCGGCTTGGCAGCGGTGGTCATGAGGCCGTCCCGTCGGTGGTGTTGATCTTGTAGGCCTCCAACGAGCGGGTCTCGACGGTGGGCAGATCGAGCACGAGTGCGTCGCCGGCGGGGCGGGGTTGTGGGGTGCCGGCGCCGGCGGCCAGGATCGAGCGCACGTCGGCAGCGCGGAACCGGCGAAACGCAACCGCCCGGCGCAGCGCGTCAATCAAAGCCTGTTCGCCGTGGGCGGCGCCAAGGCCGAGCAGAATGTCGAGTTCGGATTTCAGTCGGGTGTTGCCGATCGCAGCAGCACCGACGAGGAACTGCTGCGCTTCGGTTCCCAATGCGCAGAATCGTTTCTCTGCTTGGGTTTTCGGGCGAGGACCACGCGAGGGTGCGGGTCTGGGTCCGTCGTAGTGTTCATCGAGGATGGACACCTCACCTGGGCTGACGAGCTCGTGCTCGGCCACGATCACACCGGTCGCAGGTTCCAACAGGATCAGGGCGCCATGATCGACCACCACCGCCACGGTGGCACCGACGAGCCGCTGAGGCACCGAGTAACGAGCTGAGCCGTAACGGATGCACGAGAGGCCGTCGACCTTACGGCGCACCGACCCCGAGCCGATCGTCGGCCGCAGCGAGGGCAGCTCCCTCAAGACGGTGCGCTCGTCAACCAAGCGATCGTTGGGCACGGCGCAGATCTCCGAGTGGACCGTGGCATTGACCTCGGCGCACCATAGTTGCGCCTGGGCGTTGAGGGCACGTAGGTCGACCTGCTCACCGGCTAACGCAGCTTCGGTCAGCAGCGGCACCGCAAGGTCGTCCTGAGCGTAGCCACAGAGGTTCTCCACGATGCCCTTCGATTGCGGATCCGCACCGTGGCAGAAGTCCGGAACGAAGCCATAGTGGGACGCGAATCGCACATAATCCGGTGTTGGAACAACAACATTGGCGACGACACCACCTTTGAGGCAGCCCATCCGGTCGGCCAGGATCTTGGCCGGAACCCCACCGATCGCCTCGAGGGCTTCGGCGATCATCGCCAGCGTGGTCGAGGCTTTCTCGTCGGCGGCGAACCGCACAAACCGCCACCGCGAATAGGCCAGCACCGCGCAGAACACCATCAACCCCGGTGCAGCTTCGGCCCAATCCATCACCAGATAGTCACCGGGTGACCAGACCGCCGGACGGCGTTGATGCCGGTTAGCGTTGCGCCACAATACTTTCTGCTCGGCTACCAGGCGGCGGAAGTTACGGGCCGAGCCCTGATACCCGGCAGCTCGGGCGATCGGCAGCATCCGCTTCGCCGACATCTTGCCGTGTGATTTCTCGACTCGGGTGGCGACTAGATCGGTGAACGCGTCGAGGTTGCGTGGCCGTGGTTCCCGCGGGGGCGCGCCACCGGCCTCGGCCCGCTCGATGACCCGCTTGACCGTCTTGTGCGTAGTACCGCACAGCTCGGCCGCGCCGCGATACGACCCGACCTGGTGATACGCCGAAATGATGTTCATACGCTCCCTTGCAGACTTCAATAGAGCTCCCTGGGCGGTGATCAAGTGACAGTTGGCGCTATCACCGTCACCGCCCAGGCCCTCAGCTCCCGGAAAAGACACGACGAGCCCGCAAAGGAGTGGGGACTTCTACCTGGCCACCAGTGGGGACTTCCTACTGGCCACAGATGGGGACTTTCTCATGGCCATGGACACTCGATGACGGTGATCTTGGTGCCA